CGCTACCCTGCATTCTTAAGCAATAGGCTGGTGAACTTGCCCACCAGCGTGATGGCGCGGCCGTTATCAGCGAAAGTGTCCTCGATCAGCTCGGAGCGGCCGACGACGTAGAACAGCAGCGGCGAATAGAACTGGTCCTCGATCGGCAGGACCGTCGCGGCGTTGCCGGGCATCGTGTAGGTCGGCACCGATTTGCGCAGGCCAAAGGTCAGCCAGGCGTCGGGGCGCTTCGACCTGATCTGCAAGAGAGCCTCGTTGACGATAGAAACGAGGTCGCTATCGGTGAAGCGCGGGCTCCCCGAGATCGGCACCGTGTCGTTGAGCAGGCTCCGGGCCTCGGCCAGGAGGGCGCCCACTGTGCGTGTCGCCAGCGTCGCCATGATGGGCGCCTCGTTACTACGAGTAGTAGGAACCGGCGGGAGCGCCGGTTCCTATAAGATAGCACCTATACTATCACGACGGCGCGACGTATGCCTCGACTAGCGCGGTGCCGTCGAGAACCTTCGAGCCGTAGACGTGCAGCCCCCGCAAGAGAGTGCCGAAGGTGATCTCGGACCGCATCGTCTCGACGTTCGAGAGCTGCGAGGCAAAGGTCAGCCCCGACGAGAGACCCCCAAAGATACGGGTATATTTGTGGGTCGTGTCGGTGCCCTTGGGCAAAAGATTGGAGCTATACAATGTAAAGCGATCAATCATGCCCATGCGGCCATTTCTCAAGAGAGAAACGCCGTCGCCCGAGATCGAGGCGTTCGACAGGTCCGACTTCTTGATCAGACCGCCGATCCACGGCGGGATGACCAGCCATCTGCCGGTTTCCGGCATGTTCTGCTCGTCCAACACCGTACCCATGTCCACTATGGTGTCGGTGATGTTGGCCGCAGTCACGATGAGCGGCGTACCGGCAACCCCGAGGTTGATCCCAATAGAGATCGCCCCGGCCGTCGCACCTTTATTGGCCGCCGCCACGCCGGCGTCAAGAGTTCCCAAGACGGCGGTATCAATAGTGATCTTCATTTGCTCCAAACAGCATACCGCTGCTCCGACTGTCGCTTCGGCCGCGAAAGCAGCCGTCGGGTCACTCAGTCTGTGCGGGTGCGAATCCATCGCTTCCCTCTGGTTCCTACAGGTTCCAGTTTTTCAGACCCGATATTACGCGGCCAAACTGTAAATAGCCGCATCGTCAGACCACATCGACAACAGCTCCATGTCGCTTTGGAGCCGCATAACGTCGTCAAGGACCAGATTAAAGTACTTGGCGTTGTCGATCGTAAGCTCTACAGTAGTACCAGACGGCCGGTCGACCGTCAGGGCCATGTCGAGAGTGTAGTCCTTGATAGTAATCGTGGGCTTGGTCCTGATCTTTACCTTATCCCCCATATTACGTATCTCGCCTTCGTACAATCGCGACTTTACGCCGCGTCCGACTGTCGCTTGCGCCGGTCGGTAATATTGCGCACACGCGCAATCCATTCTTCGACCACAGCGCCCGGGCCACTCAGTCTGTGAGGCTGCGTTTTCATATCGTCCAGGCCGGCACAAATCATGATGCCATCCCGGTAATGCCCCATCCGCGCGCACTTCAGCAGGAAATAGGCCCGGTCGGTCGTCAGATAGAGGCTCTGACCGATCCGGTCCTTTTCCATAAACGCACGCAATTTCGAGGGCGATATCGACAACCGCCATTCAACCTTGCCGTCGAACTCCGTGATGCTGCCGCCAAACTGCTTCTGCAACAGGTCGATAGCGACCCGTTTCCATGTCGCAGCACTGACAACCAAATACGCAACAGCAGAGCCGTTCGCGCTAATACTCGCCACAAAACAACCATTGCCGTCGATATACCCGGCGGTCCACTTAACCGTCGGGTGTTTCGGCATCGGCGGCGGGTTATTGCGCAACGCGTCCAGCTGCTCCCGCGCTGCGGCAAACGGCAACCCGTTGAGGGCCTCCGCTGCCTCGGCGATCCTGCGGTGTGCCACGAGGTACTTCCGCAAGAACACCAGCACGTTCACGGCACGCTGCCCGACGACGCGCCACTGCCAGCCATGATCGTCGCTGCCCGAGATCGACCCCCACGGCGTCGCCGCCGAAGGGGGCGTCAAAGAGCTGGCCACCAACTCTACGAAATCCCGCCGTTTATTGCTAAACGAGAAGGCAACGTAGCTCTTGTGGCCACGACAGGGGTCATGGATGTAGATCGAACCGTCGGCGTCAAGAAGTCCAGCAAGGTACTTAGGCGGTAAACGCTTGCCGCGGGTTCCTCTCGGTTCCCGTTTTTCAGGCCCAGTATTCGGACTACCTCCTAGAGATGATCCACGTTGGAAATGGCGGCGAGAACCGTCGCTGCGTAGCACTGCGCCTTCGGCGCATTGGACCGTCGCTTCGCCCGTAATAACAGGCGCCCCCTCACTCGGCCTCTGCTGCTGCGCGCAAGCGCTTGCATCGGGTTCCCAGCGGGGTTCCCGTTTTTCAGAGGGGGTATCAAGTCCTAGCATGAACTTGTCGATCAGTTTACCTGCGAACTAACAGATCGCGTATTTGGCCAGGGACCAAATTTCCGGTACGAACACACCGCCAGCGGCGGCGCCACTATAGGCGGGACTTGCGGCAACACCGCTATAGGGTGTGCCTTGTGCGATAGCCATGATGGCCTCCAAAGTTACGCATTGGCAATGCGTCCTTCGGCGGCCGCCGCGAGGATGTCCCGTTCGATACGGTCGGCCTCTGCCTCCCGCCCCCGGTAACGACCTCGGATTCGGCCGTCGTAGAACGCCTGGATGTCGCGGTTAGTCCAGATGCGTCGTTCCGGAGCGCCGGGTCCGGGTGTCGCGTTGGAAGCGCGGCCCGGGGCGGCAAACGAGGCCAGGTCGACCCGTCCCGCACCGTTACCGTTGGTGTAACTACCGTTCGGTATTGGCGTCTGGGGCGAATAACCGGGAACCGGTTGCCCGTAGTCGGTGTGCTCTTGGAGATACGCCTTGAAAAATCTACCGGTGCGGAGCGAGTCCCCACTGGCGTAGGCGGCCCGCAGCATGTCGAGGCGGCGGGCACCTGAAAATGGGTCGAGTTCCTGTAGCCAGGAATTAAAACCGGCGTCGGTGTCGAGCGACAGCCATCGCCCGGCCAACTCCGGGTCGCGGTCCAGCTCGGCGCGGACCCGATCCTTGACATGGTTCTCCGACTGCCGCTCCTGGTGAGCCCGCAGCTCGGCGATCTGCTGTTGTTGAGCTTGTAGGTCGCGCTGCACCTCGGCGCGCGCCCAGCGGCGTGTCGAGTCGACAAACTCCGGCCCGTAGGTCGTGTAGTCGTCCTCGGGTATCTCGACCTCGGCGGCCGGCGGGGCCGGCGCTGGAGGCGGCGGCGCCGACTGCATCGAGGCGATCAGGTTTTCGAGCTGTTGAACCTGACTGCGCAGGTGCGGAATCTCGCTGTCGTACTTGCCCTGAAGGGTGCGGTAGCGGTGCTGCCAGTCGTCCTGCGGGGGCGCAGGCGGCGGCGCCTGGCGGTCTTGTTGCTGCTGCTCCTGCGGCGAGCCGATAGGAACTATACCATCGAGTTCCGCCTGCTGCTGTGCCTGCGCCGCCTCTTGGGTGGCGTCGGCGGCCTGCTGCTCGGCCTGGAGCTGGGCCTGCAACTCATGCGCGCGGCGCGCCTGGCGGCGCACCGCCTGCGGCACGCGATAACCCGCGTCGCCGTTAGGAAGTTGCGGCGACGCCGGCGCAGCCGTCTCGGCGACAGGAGAAGGCGCCGGAGCCTGCGTCTCGGTGTTATGGGTCGCTGCGTCGGACACTATCTGGTCTTCCCATTTCCTAGCGGGTTCTCGGCCGCAGGGGTTGTCGGCGGCCGGACCGGCACGGTCGGCTTGATCGTCGCCCGCGAGGGGGCGTTGGGGCCGGCCTCCATGATCTCGAAGCACCACAGGACGTCGCGCACACCCCGGGCGTAGCCGCAATTCTCCGGGGTCGCGGTCTCGACGGCCGAGTGCATCAAGCGGCCCATCTGCTCGGACAGCGCGCCCATCAGGACGCGCCAGTCCTCGGTGTGCTTGAGGCGCTGCGCGGCGTCGAACGCCTGGGAACCAAGGCTCAAGCTCATCGCGGCAGACTCGCTGGCTGTTGCAACGATTTGTGGAAGTCGAGGACGTGCTTCAGGTCGAGGACCGCCTCGTGAAGCCGATCCGAGCTACGCCCAAACCGCATGTCCTCCAGCTTGAGGAGCAACCGCTCCAGCTCGGCCCGCAGCGGCATCATAGGCTAATCAACCCGCTGGCCTTGGGCTTGCCGTAAGCCTCAAAGGCGTGCGCCATCTGCTGCTCGGGGCCGCCGATCCCCTTGGTGATGCCGGCGGCGCGCTGCCCGGTGTAGTTGCCCATGTTCTGCATCGAGCGCGATTTGCCGATGGGGTCGGGAAAACCCTTGGCGGGGCTGCCAGCCATATTTCCACCGAGAAGGTGCGGCGGCAGGGCCGGCCCAACCGGCGGCGCAGGCGGTTGGCTGCGAGCCATCACTCGTTCTCGTCGGTGTCGCCGACGCCGCCGACATAAAGCTCGGTCGCCGGCACGTTGCGCGGGTTGAGGCGCCCGGCGTCGGTCGAGACCGCCTTGCCCTTGGGGTAGCGGTTGGGGGACGCGGTCGGGCCGCCGGGGTTGGAGGTGCCGCCGCCTTCGATCTTGTTGGTCTGTGCTTTCACTGTGCCGTCTCCGTATTGGTCGCCTTGAAAAGCGTCGCCGGCCGAGGTCTTTTCGTAGGTGCCGTTCATCTGAATCTCCTTCAGGGTCCGGGTAACGCCGGCCCGACGGTGTTAACCGGCGGCGCGAGGTCGGACAGGGACGCAGGCCCCGGCATCGGCGCCTGCGAACCTTGGGCGGCCGCCGCCGGACCAGCGCCGGGCGGCGCCATGAGGTTGCTACCGGTAGTAGGGGTGCCGACGCCGGAGCCGCCGGCGCCGTTGGCTTTCATCGCGACCGCTGCCGCCTTCAACTGCATCTCGGCTTGCTGCTGCTGAAGGTTGTGCTGGATCATCGCGGTCTGGGCGGCTTTCTCGGCCTGGACCTGTTGCTGAATCTGCTCGTCGTCGGGCACCACGTCGTCGGGCAGCCCGAGGTCGCCGGCGAGGGCGCGAAGCACCCGGCCGCGACCGACGTCGCCGACGATCTTGGCGTCGAGCGGGTTCGCCGTGATCTGCAAGAACTGAAGGCGTTTCTGCTGCTCGGTTTCTTTTTGGAGAGCGACCACGACGCCATTGACCTGGATCTGTTCGGACCCCGACAACAGCCCGGTCTCGTCGGTCAGCATCACCATGTCGTAGAGGCTTTCCAGGACGCCTCGAATGACGTCTTCGTCGATGTTGGCGGCGACGGTTTGCAATACCTTCTGGGCGTTGCCCATCAACATGCTAAGACCGGACGCAGTACGTCCCGCACCACCCTTGAGGGACTCGCCCGTGGTGTAGCGCGGGATCGCGCTGATATCGTCGGCCAGCGAGCTGATCGACCCGTAGATCGTCATCAGCTCCTGGGCATTGGAATTGGGCTGGAAGAACTCAACCGGCTTGCGGTTGGTATTGCCGCCCATCGGGTCCGAGAAGACCTTCCAGCGCTTCCAGGGGTAAAGGGAATCCTCGTTGGTCGTCGGGTCCAACAGCTCGGTGTTGATCACCACCTGCGGCCCGGACGCCATACTCAAATTATTCACGAGGGCGCGCAGCGTCGCGTTGGCGACCTCCTGGAGGTCTTCGAGGATATCCGGGAGGCCGTGCCCGGCGATTGTCCCCGGCACCTTCTCGAAGCTGCTGACGTAGTAAGGATGCCGTTGGCGCGGGCTAGGGGAAATCTGGGTCTTGATCGTGTACCGGCCCACCACCCAGCTCTCGACCATGTATTCCCGATCGAGATCGGGTATCTGACTGCGGTCGATGCCGTTTTCGAGAAGCATCTGGCCTTGCATCAGGCCGTGATACTCGACCGCATCTATAAGGTGGGAGGTGTTGAGGCTGGGGGACTCGCGGGCTTGCAGAAGCGCCTGCTCGACATCGGGGCTATCCATCCAATCCCGCAGCCCGGCGGCGTAGTCGGTGAGGGCGCCGCGAACCGCCTCCTGGTCGTAACCGGGGAGGTCCATGACGGAGACCAGGTCGTTGCGGGTGAGGTGCTGGCGCTCGATACACTCGGCGTTGGTGATCTCCTGCGCACCTGGGTCCCAGTAAAAGTCCTGCGGCGCGACGCGCTCCCAGCACATCTGCGGGACAGTCTGGAGGGATGGGCGCCGCTGGTTCCACACCAGCTTCGGCACCATGCGGACCACCGGGCCCTTGATGACCGCATAGGGAAACAGCGGCAAGTCGACGAGAAAGCGCGCCAGCGCCGAATAAAACCCACCCTCGCGCAGGATCTCGTCCATGCGGTCGGCGGCGGCGTCGGCCTGGATGGTGGCGGTGCGCTTGGCCGCCTGCTGCGCCATGTGCATCATCGCGACGTAGCGGGTGTGAACCTGCTCAGGGTCCGGCTGCTGGCCCTGGGCGGCGCTCTGCGCCGCCTGCGCCGCGACCATCTGGGCGATCGTCGCCGCGACTTGTGCGGGGACCGGCGGGTCCTGCTCGGGGTCGACGGTCCAGGGCCGGTCGGCGCCGAGGTAGACGTCTCTCAGAAGGGACGTGGCGCCCCGGCATTTCACCGCGACCAGGCGCGAGTAAACGATACTGCCGCCGAACTTCTCGATCTCGCGCAGTTTGCCCGGGTCGTACTGGCCCTCGAACATCCTTTGCGCCCGAAGGAGTCTGTCGTTGATCGCGTTCGAGCCGCTGTTGCGGTGATTCTGAAAGCCGTACCAGCGGTTCCGGATGTAGTTGCCCAAGTCGTCGGCGCGAGGGCGGGCTTGTGCGTTCTGGGTCTGGGCGAGCCGATCGCGCTCTTGGGCATCGAGCTGGGCGGGGCTGACGACACGCAGAAAGCCCGGCGCCCGCCGCCCGCTCGTCGGCGGCGAACTTGAAGTCTGACCCGGGATCGCAGCGGGCAACGGCGCGCCTCTGTGAAGTCACTATAATATAGCTCCTATAAATCTAACCAATCGGGGTATGATCCGCAACACCTAGTATTTGAGCTAATGACGGGGCCTTATATATGGCACGCGGACGTGACCAAGACCGAGGGCAAGACATCGGCGGTCACGACGACCGCGACACACTCGACCCCAACCCGGCGCTCGACGACGCGCTGATCCTAAGACTGCAATACGACCTCGCCGCCAAGATCCATCCGCCCGAGACGATCGCGGCGAGATATGGGTTTATCGGGGTGAAGGGGCTGCGGCGCTACCTGGCCCACCACCCGCAGGTGGTGGCGAACATCAAAAAAGCCCGGGCGGCGATCGAGAGCGACGAGGGGTCGGAGGGGCGGGTAAGACTGAAGGCCCTACAAGCTACTGAAGTTTTGATTGCGCCGACCGCGCTGATCGCAATGGACCCTCGTGTGGCGCCCCAGCAACGGATAGACGCCTTCAAGCAGCTTAGCCGGGTCGCGGCGGTCGACGGGTCCGGGGCGGCGGCAGCCGCTGCCAAAGCAGGCAGCGGCGCGGCGTTCACCCTGAACATCCTGTTTCGCGAGAATCCCGAGAAGCTGAGCTTCGTCGCCGACCCCGCGACGGATGGCGGGCCGCCGATGCCAACAGGGACTGGGGTTACTACCAGTAGTACGAGCACAGGCTGGGCCGACAGCAGCGGCGCCTTCGGCCTGGTCGACGTCGAAGACGTCGACGACGAGGTATAGGCGTGGACTACCTGCCGCCGCCGACCGTCGAACGCTTTATGCACGACCCGGCCCGCATCCGCGTCTTAGTTGGCCCACTTGGATCTGGGAAGACGATGGGATGCATAATGGAGTTGATGAGGTGGGCGTGCAGCCAACCGGCCCATAATGGTGTCCGGTATACTCGGTTTGCCCTGATCCGTAATACTCTACAACAACTGCGCCAGACGGTATTGTCAGATACCATGTCGTACCTGGCGGGTATGGCACACTACTACACAACCGACTCGACCATCCAGTTTCGACTGACGCTACCAGACGGTACCCGATTACACTCGGACTGGATGCTGTTGCCATTGGACTCGAAGGAGGACGTGAGGCGGTTGCTCAGCTTGCAGCTGACGGGCGCGTGGATCAACGAAATCCGCGAAGTACCCTTCGACATCATGCGGCCGCTACTGGGAAGATGCGGAAGATATCCTTCCAAGGCGCTTGGCGGCGCGGCACGACGAGGAATTATAGCAGACACCAACCCCTGGGACACCGATTCACCTTATCACGATCGGACCGTATTAAACCCGCACCCGGCGTGGAAGCTGTTCCAGCAGCCGTCCGGGTTGTCGGCGGAAGCCGAGAATGTCGAGAACCTTCCCGAAGGCTATTACGACGAACTCATGAGCGATAAAGACCCGGATTGGTGCTCGGTCCATGTCGAAGCGCAGTGGGGGGTTTCCAACGCCGGCCAGGCGGTATTCAGAAGGACGTTTCATGCCCCGACCCATGTGAAAGATATGGGCGTAGTCGTAAACCCGATGCGGCCGGTGATGGTCGGGATGGACTTTGGAAGAACACCATGCGCGGTCATCGGCCAGCACGACAATTATGGCAGAGCCATAATTATGAAAGAAATCGTGACGGAGAGCATGGGGCTCATCCAGATGGTCGAGGAACATCTGAAGCCTGTTTTATTGGCCCCGCCCTTTGCCGGCCGGCGAGTATTTATCGTCGGCGACCCGGCGGGCGCCGCCAAGTCGCAGCTCTCGGAAGAAACCAATTTTGATATTTTGAAAGAACAGGGGTTTATGGCGTACCCCGCCTCGACCAACGCGATCGAACCAAGGTTGCTCGCCGTCGACAGATTGTTAAGACAGACTTTAATGGGCGAGCCGGCGTTGCAGATATCGAGGGTAGGTTGCCCGACCCTGATTCAGGCGATGGGCAACAAATACAGATACCGAAGGAAGCGCGACGGTCAGATAGAAGACCTTCCGGAAAAACTACATCCCTGGAGCGATATCGTCGACAGCCTGCAATACTTTTGTTTAGGGACAAGCATGAACCTGACCGGCCGCGCGCTGATGCGCGAGCGCAGGTACGCCCAGCGCCCGATGGCTCAAGAGCACGTCAGCGCCGCCGGCTGGACGTGAGGGGGTGGACGGGCCCCTGATAGCTGCGGCCCTCGCCATGGTGCTGTTGCACCGGGCCGACGGCGGCGAGGTATCTATCGTCGTCCCCCACGTCACCGGGCTGCACGCACCCGCGCCGCCGCCCAACACCCACAAGCTGTCGCCCGCCACGGCCCACTGCGTCTTGTGGCTGGCCGACGGCCGGCTGCTGTCGGTGATCGAGCCGTGCGACGTCGTCAGGCGTCTACTCGACGAGGCAGGGCGTTAGATTTTAGGCTGCGACCTTTTTACGAGACCTTCTCTTTTTGACGGGTACCTCGCAGCCTATGCTGGAGTTGAGGGCCGGTTCCGCGACGGGTACGAAAGCGCCTTCGGGGTTGCCGGGGTTGCCAGGGTTGTTTGACGAGGGGTTATTTTTCTTGCGTGGCGCAGAGGGCGTCGCCTTGGCCGTCTCGACCGTCGTTGCCGTCGCCTCGGCGGCGATCGCATTATTTACTATCTTACATATCTCGTCGCTAGGGATCGCGAAGCGCTGCCGCACGGTCGAGTGCAGTCTGCCGCCTATATTACCTCGCACTGTCTGGTACGCGATGGATATGTCACCTGTACCCTGGCGGTACGACAGTGTCACGTCGACACACGGCACACTGACACCAAGATGCTCGGCGATCTGTTTGCGGTCGGGGACCGGTATGGGAGGTGACGACTGCCACATCAGGACAAACAGGACCAACACCCGAGCGGTCTGGTCCGGCAGTCGCTGGGACTGCGACCTCTCGCGCAGCACGTTAGCCAACCGCTCAACGGCGTATTCCGAGATGGTTGGTAGATTAACCTTGGGAGGTGGCGGGCGCTTCGGCCCTCTGCGGGCAGCCATCTGTAAATTCTCCGAGTTAGCCCATGACCAGGACCCGACTTCGTTAGCCCTAAATCCGCGTCGCGTCAGAATCTAGTGGCTATTATATGGAGACTATATTTTCCTATTTTGTGGCAGTTTAGCGACGGTTTGCCTAGAGAAGTTGTATTTTTAAAGGCGTTAGCAATTATACCTCCTATATCCCGATGGCGGGGGGTATAACACAAGATGCAGGTTATAGGTTCTATAACAATGGTTAATAGCTTGCGTTTTTAGGGTGCGGCGGGGCGCCGCAGGGGGTTTAGCCTAGATTAAAACCATTATCAAATAGCTTCGGTTCCCGCGCGAACGGCGCGGGCGCCGAAACCTATAGGTTAGGCGGCGTACCACGTCTCAAGCTGGCACTCGCGGTCCCGAATCAGGCCGGCCGGCTCGATTGGCAGGGTGAGGATCGCAGCGGTCGCGCCGGGACCGTGGAACCGCGACCCCGACTGGATCAGGACCCGACCGTCGACGTTCCGGCGAATCGCGGGGCGGGGGTTGCCGCCGAACAGAAACAGCGAATCGGGCGGCACGGTATAGTAGCCGCCACTGAACTCACGAAAACTCCGGCGGGTCGCGACGGTCCAAACACTCATCGCCGCCGCAAAGCGCGCGCATACCGGGTCCAGCACGAGGTGACATTTCACCGCCGTACCGTCCGGCCCGATGACGTCCAGACGCGGTTCCGTCAGCTCGACCCAGTCGTCTCGGCCGGCGGCGTGCATCAGCGCGCCGACGGGTGAGCAACCGGGACAGGCGGCCGGGTAATGAAATGTCGTCACACCGGTGACGGCGGGGTAGTCCAACAGGGGGTGACGGATGGTCGGCCGCCAGCTCGACCCGAGCAGCTGCCCGAGGTGAATAACACAAGTGACACCAGCGCGGGCGAGGTACTGGTAAAAGCTGGCGAGGGCGCCGGGGCGGGCGGCGGCGCCACCGAGCACGGTCGAGGCGACGATCGCGACCTTGAGCAGGCCGTCTACCGTGTGAAGCACCATTTTCGCGACCTCCCGATGCTCGATAACGTTTATGTTTTGTTCATATAGAATCGTGTCGGGCATCGTAGGGCACCTCGCGGCGAGCGATGCGGATTCTACCGGCATGGCTCGTATTTGTTTTCGCGTGTGTGTCGGAAAGCAATCAGGTAACCGACCCCCTGTGGCTCTCGCGCTACAGTCAATCGCGTCGTTAGCGGGCAGGGCGGCGGCGGGAATTAGTCGTCGGAGACGGTTTCGGGTAGGGGTATGCCCGACTCGACGGTTGACCCCCTGTTTTTGGCCTTGCACCCCACCTCTACGGGCACGCAGGCGTTCCCGCCCTGCCTCGACCTTGGCGTACAGGATGCGGCGTAGCGGGACCGTCGCGGTTTCCTCGTAAGTCCACAGCGCCGCCTAGTGGAAAGATTTCCAGATCAGGTGCCCCGCTATCCCGATCTGCTCGACCGGCATCGTGGCGTCAGGAACGCCCGCCGCAACCAAAACACGAGCTAGTTCGTTCGACGCACCCATGCGGGAGCGGCCCTGAATAGGTCACGCCGTCGATTGTCGTCTCGGCCGTGTAGAAGCAGGATTTTTCCGGCGTCCGAGTATTCTCCTCGGGCCACATGCGGACGGTGATCATGGGGGGCCTTCCGTGGATGTACGGTACTGTACCCACGCCGTCGCGCCGAGTCGAGGGTATAGGAACGATATTCTCACGCCGTCGCGCCGCCACCTACCCCCGCCGTGACGCCGTCACGCAGAGATGCCGTGACGCCGTCACGCAGAGATGCCGTGACGCAGAGGTGTCGTATTTAGGTTTGGATTTTGGTGTTCTCGTCCTGGCACTTTAGGGGCGCGGGGGGGTGGTGGCCACCCCCCTTGGACAGCTACCCCCGGGGGGTGGGGGCGCCCCCGTCTGCGCGGTGACAGTTGCTACACGTAGTAACAAATCGAGGGTATTACTGAGACATTAAAACGAGCGAGCATTAGTGAGCGTTTGTGCTCGTAACTCGGACCGGATAACCAATCATGACAACCAAGATCCTCAAGAACGAAACCGCCGCCGCCGCTACCGACGCGCAGGAAGCCGCGCGCATCGCCGCACAGGCCGCGATCACGAAGGCGATTACAGACCAGGTGAAGGCAATCACGTCCGCCGCGACGGCGCGTGACGATGCTTTCAGCGCGTACGAAGGCAAGGTGAAGGAAGCGAGCGGCGCGCGCGAGTTGGCAATGCTCGCGTTGTCGAAAGCCGCAACCAAAGGCGATTGGTCCGAAGATCAAATCAAACTCGGTCTCGATAGCGCGATTGTCGCGGCGTTTGGCAACCGCCACACCGAAACCGCCGCGAACACCTTGCGCTCGGAATTGCGCCAAGCAATGAACCCGGCTTGCCGCGCGCAAGTCCCGCACATTATCGCGACGGCGGCGGCGGCATGGGACGCCGAGACGAAGGCGATTGAGGCGGACAAGTCCGCCGCAACGCCGCTCCGTGACGAGTACAAGCGCCGTCACCACATGATCGTGAAACACGTTCGCCTCGCAATCCCAGAGACGAAGACCGTCGGGCGCGGTGACGCGAAGCGCACCGAGACAACGCCAGCGATCACGTTCAAGTCCGCCGCCGACGTGGTGAAACACGTTGCGAAGGCTGCGGCCGCGAAGCCCGTCAAGTCCGCGAGTGACATTGCGGCTGAGAAGGTAGACGCGATCATCGCGAGCGTTAAGGCACTCGCTGACGAGTACAAGGCAACCGAGACCTTCGCGCCGATCGTGTCGGCGCTGGCTAAGGTGAAGGCGGCGGAATTGGTGAAGGAACCCGCCGCGCGCGTATCGGTGCAAGAGAACGCGATCACTGTTGCGCCGCCAGCCGCAAGCGAACCAATCGACGCGGCGGCGGAGCTTGACGACGTTCTGGCTCTCGCGACGCAGGCCGCAATCACTGCCGTGAAGGCCGCAATGGCTGCAAAGTAGCAGCCGCTACCTACAAGCCCCCGCCGGGAAACCGGCGGGGGCTTTTCTTTGCCCGAATGCCGGACCGCGACAGAGCCGCTACAAAGGCCGCCAAGCGGCCTGTTTGCTTTTTGGCTGGGGTAGTACCGCCCGACGCTTTTACCCTATCTGGTGACTCTCACAACGCGGCGCATGGCATGCTGGTGTCGCTGGTGTCGCTGGTGTCGCTGGTGTCGTTTGTCTCGATTGGATCTAGACCAACGGAAGTGACAGTACCATAAGCCGATTTACTACCCAAACGAGACGCGGAAAGTGTCTCACTGTCACTGCCTCGCTACGGTATACCCAAACGGACGCAATCGTCGGATTGACGCCGGATTTCGCCGGATTGGAGCGTGTATCAGCAAAATCAATAGGTTAGCATTCTAGTTGCGAGCCGTTCGCACAGTTTACAAAAAGACACATAAGCCTTAATCGTGCCTTATTCGTCGGATTGTCGCGCAAAACCAATGCCGTAGCTAAACTTACTACTTGTAGTAATAGCGCAGCAGCTTAGTTTTAAGCCATCCAGCCGCTTTCCCGATGGGGTTCTGAGCCGGAGGCGGGGAATTAGAGGGTTCAGAAAACGGCGAAAGCATTCTAAAGTCTACATATTATTATTATATATTATATTATCTTATTATTATATTTATATTATCCCTATTAACCGTCTGTTTTTAGGACAAGGGCCTTGTGCGAGCGAGGCAAAATCGAGTTCGAGTTCGTCGGGGGTGCGTAAATACACCCCCCTCCTCTGGAAAACGGAGGGATAATTAGAATAATTATTTTCATCGTTGCATATCAACAGCTTGGCGCCACGGCGCGACGAGGCAAATAACCCTCCGGACCCGGTATCATCCTCATTTTTCCTAAATACGCAGTCGAATATCCTATTTGCCAAATAGAAGTCCGCAGAAATCTACATTCGTGCGTGGCGCACGTGCGCCACGCACGAATGCTAAATAGAAGACCGGGCAGTCTGCGTTCGTGCGCCACGCACGTGCGCCACGCACGATTGCTAATCGGCAAACCATTGTGGTAGGTCGTATCGTGCGCCACGCACGATCACCTAATAACCGAGGTCGTGAGAATGACCGCAGTCGAGTTTTGCGCCGCCCTCGACCGTCTAAACTTCTCGCGCCGCGAGCTGGCGATTAATCTCGGCGTCGCCGACTCGACGGTCAATCGTTGGGCGCGCGGCGAGCTGCCGGTACCCCAATACGTCGTCTATGTACTGCTGCTTTTGCAGACAATCAACAACCTAACAGATGACGTAAGCCAATGTTAGCAAATACTTAGGGACGGTCGGGAACAACAAGATTGTTTAATTTAGTATTATATTTTACTTGACATTTAATAATATATGTGCTATAATGCAAATAAAAACAAAACGGCCCGGTCGGCGCCCTGGCAGCCTCGTCGTGGCGAGGCGACCAGGCACCGGCACTGCCACAAGTTGTTTCTGTCACCACCACATTGTCGGCGTTACTACACGTAGTACGAGCTTAGCGAGTGGTAGTAACCCCGGCACGGGTCGAGAATATAGGGGCTATCGGATGCGAGCAGCAGAGTTACTGCTGTATCTGCCCTGACGAGGCGACGGCGCCCCGGCACCGCCGGGAGTTACTACCAGTAGTACCTTAACCAATGCCGGTCGGGATCAACCCGGCCGGCCCCACTCGGGAAGGAGCTTAAACATGACCGTTATTCGTAACGCCTTCTACGCTTTGCTCATGGCCGTCGCGTCGGTCATAAGCGTGATTGTCTTCGGCGCCCTGGCGAGGGCGCTGTTCTAGTGATTATCAACGCGACCGACGGCAGCCACCGCGCGGTCCTTATCCCCCTCGCCAATGGCGAGGGCGTCGAGGTCGAGCTGTGGCAGACGGCGCCCGCCTGCCTTCTCGGTAGGTGGGTGCTGTCGTGCCCGTTTCACGTCGCGCTCGACGCGGTGCATGCCCACGTCGCGCCCCTAAAGCAGACCGACGGCGGCGCCGTGACTGGCACGTCGCTGCGCCACCGCGAGAAAACCACTGACCTTACCTACGACGCCGACCTGGGTCGGGTTGTCGAGACAAGGAGAAAATAATGGATACTACACGTAGTAACCCGCCGCGCGACATGGCGGCCGCCATCGACGCCCACCTGCGCCGTCACAAAGAGAAGAACGCGGGTCGAGGTAGGTGGGAGTACATGACGTGCTCGCGGTGCGACGACGGGCGGCGCCCCGACAAGTGCCCGGTCGCCGTGCGCCCCGGCTTGCTGGCCCTCGGCGTGTGCGAGTATCCGCGCGCCGTCAACGATTGATCCCGTAACAACTGCCTGACCAGATCGTCGATTTGGTCAATGTAACAACGAGAGTGCGCCGAGGTCCAAAGCTGGACTCTCGGCGCCTATTACCAGTAGTAAAAATATAAGACCTATAACTCAAGGATGGAACCAATGTTCGGACAACCGCGAAAGCCCACCTGCGTCCACGGCCACGACACGACCGCATGCGGTCGGAACCCACTGACCCGACGATGCAACGCTTGCATAAAGCAAGCGAACGACATTTACCGAGAGGTAAATCGCGAGGCGATCCGCGAAGCGCAGCGCCTCGACCGCGAGACCTATCGGGCTATTCTAGGACGGTCGAGAAAGTAGGAGGTACGATGGCACTACAACTGGGCGCCTTGCGCGACGCGCTGATCGCCGCCGGAGCGCCGCCTGACAAGGCGGACAAGGCGGCCGAGGAAGGCGCGGTCTACGAGAACCGCATAGCCGGGATCGAGACCCGCCTTACCGTCCTGACGTGGATGGTCGCGCTACTACTGGCCGGCGTCGCGAGCCTCGTTCTCAAAGCCTATACGTGAGTAGGCCCCGCCTCACGGCGGGCCACCAGCGCTCGCCGGCTCGTACTACGTGCAGTAAAAATATAGCAACTATCTCTAACTCGGAGAAGCCTGATGTCAGCTTTTGTCGTAGATACCGACTGCATGGACCGCGTGGTGCGCGGCTTCGAGATACAATCCTCCGGCAACTGCACCCGGTTAGGCCGCGATCTATTCAAGCTCAACATCGAGGCGGTGCGGCAGCGCTACGGCGATCCCGTCGACGAGATGCTGCCCGACGGCTGGACGCCTTCGGATTACGTCTACGTCGAGCCGCCGGCGGTACCCGGCGTCCCCTCGGACGTCGACAGCCTCAAGGCCATGCACTGCCTTATCTACCAGTGCAGCGAGGGCGACGTGCCCGAGCAGTCTCTCTACCAGATACTGGTCGAGATATCGCAGGCGCTGGAGCGGCGCGTGCTCGACCACCACAAGGTCGAGGACATCCACGATCTGCCCGAGTACCAGCGGGCGGCGTGGTGACGTACTACCCGTAGTAACAACAATTTAACTCGGAGAAATAGATCATGTCTCACGCTACCTATGCCTTCCTGATCGACCTCGACCCGACCGACCTCAGTGACCAGGAGATCATCAACCAGGCGACGTCCGAAATGTCGACCTGGGCCGAGCGGCATTGCGACGAGAACAACTGGTACCAGGAGGAAGCCGTCGTGCTGGCCGACGGCAGGGCTTTATCTATGGCGACCCCCGGCGACTACCGGGGCCGCGACTGGCTGGGCAACGAGTTCATCGGGATGCCGCAGGAGACGCGCTGGGAGCGGGCGCGCCTGTTCGCGATGCAGTGCGTCGCGACCGACTTCGAGCTGGGCGGCAGACCGTCGATCGGTCTGCCTCTCGGCGAGCCGGCGCCCGACCCGGAATATTGGTCGAGCTTCGAGCAGCTGCGCGACCGGATTATCGAGGAAGTCCCGCCTCGCCTGGCCGCGCTATGGGCCAAGGGGTCGCTATTGCACACCGGCGGTGCCGGCGGGTTTTCCTTGGACAACTACGTCAGGACCAAGTGGTCGCGGCAGTTTTCCATGTTCACCAGCAGTATGGACTACGGTCGCGACTGTGCGCCTTTTTGTGGGCATGGGACGCCTTACGACTATCGCGCTTTCGACCTGACCAACGAGGGCGACGACTACCCGAGGGCGATCCTGTTCGTAGACATTCACACGTGAGACGGCCGATGCCCCGATACGCCGTCCGGCTGCGCCACACTCTCCTTGAGGTCGCGACCGTCTACGTCGACACCGATAGCGCCGAGAGAGCCGCGACGCTGGCCCTGATCGACGCCGAGCAAAACGGCGCCGACTGGATGTTTGTCGAAATTCTTGACGAAGCCCGCGTCATCGCGGTCGACAAAACGAGCCGACGTAAGTGAAGCGCCCGACCCCCTGGTACGTCGGCCTCGGCCTAGTCGCGTGGCCGGCGCTCCTGTTATACGCCGTGGCTCTCAGCTGGTATCTCGCCGAGGCCACGGCGCCGGCCCAACCGCATCCGCAGGAGGTCAAAAATATAGGAACCATACGGTAGACCAACTAACCTCAAGACGTTAAAACTTATGGATGGAGCTTCTGACATGACCACCACACCTCTTGACCCCGTGCGCGAGGCACGGGTGCGCCGCATGGTGCCCGACCCGTCTACCGAGAAGCAAGCCTACGCCTTTGCTACCGTCGACGACCTGATCGCCGCCGGCTGGGCGGTAGATTGAAATACTACTCGTAGTAAAAAATCATAACCTACGGATGGAACAAATGGACCTCGTTAGAGCAAAAGACTACCTCCTGCGTACCCACCTCGCGGCGCTGGATCGTGGGGAACGCGCGAACGCTTATTGTCTGGCGTCTTCGCCGGGCGTCGGCAAGACCGAGGCGCAGGGCCAGTACGTCGAGACGCTGGCGCTCGCCTTGAACAAACCCGTCGCGATGATCGTGTTCATGCTGGCCACGGTCACGTCGCCGGACATTCGCGGGTTCATGATACCAACAAAAAGTCCAACCGGCGGCGCGCCGCTGACCGTGTTCAGTATGCCGCCATGGATGCCGCGCCCCGACGGCACCAACGTCTCCGTCTGTGTTCCCACAGGGAACACGGACGACCCGGTCGAGTGGCACGACGTCGGCCAATGGGACGGGCCCCTGCCGGAGGTCGGGGTTCTCGTGCTCGACGAGTGGGGCCAGGCCGAGGAGGACGTCAAGAAGCCCGCCGCCGAGCTGCAACTCAACGGTCGGTGCGGCGACTGGAGCCTGCCTCGCGACTATCGCGTCGTGAGTTGTACGAACCGCGTGACCGACCGCTCGGGCGTCCTGCGGGAGATGATGTTCATCGTCAACCGCAGAGGTCTCCTCAATATCGACGCCCGGCTCGACCCCTGGCTCCAGTGGGTCGAGACGCAGCGCGACCAGTACAGGCCGCACTACCTCACCGTGTCGTTTGCCAGAGCCCACCCAGGGGTCGTGTTCAGGGACACCGTCCCTGACGGCTCCGACCAGTTCTGCACCCCGAGGTCGCTCGTCCTGATGGACAAGGACCTTCGAGGTATCAGGACGCCGGCCCAGGTCAAGGCCGGGGAACTGTTGGACCTGGACGACCCGATCGCCCACGAGTGCGTCGCGTCCTGGATCGGCCCCGGCGCCGCCGGGCAGTACCTGGCGCACCTCAAGTTTGCGGACCAGCTGCCCGACCCCGAGGACATCATCGCCAACCCCCTGACGGCGAAATTACCTCCCCGTCAGGACGGCCAGATGGTGTGTGCCTTCAAGCTGGTCGAGCACATCGACGAGGACAACGCCGGGCCGTTCCTGACGTACATCGCCCGGATGCACCAGGACATGGGGGTGCTCGCGGTCACCACCATCAACCGCGATCCGCGTCGCGCCAAGTTCGTGTACCCGCTGCCCGAGTACCGCGAGTACCAGCGCAAAAACAAGGGCGTCTTGTTGGCGGCCAATAGTTAAAGGAAAGGGAAAGGTAATTCGATGGACGACATGCTGGCGATCTTCGCCTGGACCGAGGTCGACCCGGACAGCGGCGAGGGGGTCATCACGACGATGATGCCTGCCCTCGATAACCGTTTGTGCAACTTGCAGAGCCGCAAGCTGGAGGTCGCGCAGCAGCTACGCCCCCTGGCGGAGGCGCACCATCGCGCCACCGGCCATCGGGTACGGCTGGTGCGCTTCCTGCGCGACGACGTGTTGGAAGACCTACCGGGCATCTGACCGAAATCGGCGGGGGTTACTACGCGTCGTAACCCCCGCCACCTATAAAATATAGGAGCTATCATGAACGACATGACCATTGCCGTCACCCCCGACACCGCCTTGCACGACCTCGGCAAGGCGTTGCAGGAGGCGGCGCTTCTGGCCCACGTCAAGATTTCCGTGTGGGACGGCATGAAATCCGACAAGGCGGTCCTCGAAGAAGTGAAGCAGCGCCACGGCGCGCGGGGCGACGTCGGCAAGATGATCAAAAACCTCTTGGCGGGCGCCGACGGCCCCCTCAAGAACCTCCGGTCGGCTTACGCCGCGGTGCGTACGCGGCATTACGAGCTGACCTTGCCCTGGGTCTCGGACCTCGCGGCCGAGCGCAAGACCGGGCCGAGATTACTGCCGCACCCGCTCTTTCAGCGGTACCTGACCGAGCTGGGCACCTTGAAGCGCGCCGCCTACGACGCCTTGGAGGACTTCCTGCCGAGGTATCCCGACCTCGTGTCGACGGCCCGCCAGAACCTCGGCGGCATGGCCGACAAGGACTATCCCACCGCCGATGACATCCGCTCGCGGTTCCGCATCTATCAGGACTTCGAGCCGATCCCCGACGGCCAGGGTTTTCGGGGCCTGCCGGAGAACATGCTGGACCGGCTCAGTAAGCACCTCAACGACCGGCAGGAACGCCAGCGCCAGGCCGCGAGCGACGCGATGTGGCAGGAGGCCAAGGACCGCATCGGTCATCTGGTCGAGCGACTGGCGACCGAGGACGCCAAATTCAAGGAAGCCTCGGTGCGCGCCGTGAGAGAACTGGTAACTCTGTTACCAGGGTGGAACATCAACGGCGACGGCCGCGTCGCGGAGATCGCCGCCGACATCGAGGTAATGTTGGAAGGCGTCGAGGCGGCGGATCTGCGCAAAGATGCGCAGATGCGATCCAACACGGCGGACGAGGCCAAGCGGATCGCGGCCAAAATGTCCAAATGGGGGTTGTGATGGAACCGAGCGCCGAAGCACTGGAGGCGGCACGTGAACTTGAAGGCTGCGATTTCAGTTCAGCATTCAAATGCTACGCATGGTTTATGCGCAGCACTGCTGGGTATTCCTGCCCGAGTCACCCGGTCGATGGAGGTCGCCCATGAACGGCGCCCTCGCGGATGTGGGCGCTACGATCAGCGACCACATGGACAACATTCTTCGCCTGTTCAAACCGGGCGCAAAGATAGCGGTCGTCGTGCGCCATCCCGGCTTTCCGGAGCGAGATCTGGTGATGACCAACGACGCGATCGCCGAGGTTATTGCCTGCCTGGAGAGACGCGCCGCCAGCGAGGCGCGGCGATGACCGGCGCTTGAGCACCACCCCGTCGCCGGGGCACATCTTGGCGACCGCCACCTTCGCCTCAGCATCCCGAAAGACGATGCCGACGATGACGGTGGGGATCATGAGACGCCCTAGCCCTCGACCGCTACCGGACGGCGGGAGTTGAGGTGGAACGGAAGCGTATTGCCCAACGTGTCGGCGAGCTAAGAGTTTTACGCTTACAGATCGGTAACGATCCGGTCGAGGGCGCCAACACTATCATTCAAGACTTGGCCCATAATATCGCAACAAATTGGGCTGATTATGAGGAATATGAGCCATGATCGCACCCGACCACGAGCCGCCGCCGATGGTGCCGAGCGCCCGTAACCGTGTCCTGGTCGCGGGATGCTTCACGCTGCCAGGATACCACTATGAGGTTTGCCGCGCCGCTGAGGCCGTGAAGCTGATTGAACAATCCTATCGCGACGGATGGAACGCCGCCCTCGCTTCGCAACAGCCGATTATCGGTGTAGTGAGAGCTGGCGCAGCGTTGAGTATGATTATCAAATGGATGCCACGCGATACAGTATGGACGGTCGCTGAAGCGAAGCGAGTCCTTGCCGCGCGGGGAGTAAAAGCATCCGCAAAAGAAATTCACAATGCGATTGGATACATGAACCGCAAGGGCATAATTAAACGGATCAGCTACGGACACTATGCGGAGATTGGAGACATTCAATGAACGTCGTCAGTTGGAAGCGAGGCAAGCACCGACCCTTTGCGATGCAGATGCTGCGCCGCTGGAGCCCGATTTACAACAAAGCTAGAGCCATCGACGGGAATGCTGAGCGCGACCAGATAAATTTTGACGAGGGGCGGCGTTTTGAGAGAAGAGCCGCCCTCGCCGCGCAAGCAGACGACGAAGCACAACGGCGAGCGATCATCGAGGACGCTTGCGACCGAGCGTTTGGGCCGGACGACGACGCAACCAAGTAAACAGGAGAACTCGGATGAAGCACACCATGACTGCAATCACGATGCTAATGCTGTCGTCGCTGCCGTGTTACGCGAGCGACATCGAGGATAGGTTGTCCGAAGTCGAGCGTAAGCTGGACCTAGTAACTGCGCCTTGTGGTATTTGGATGCAGCAGCATACCGCGTTTCTTATCGCCCGCGCCGCGACGCCTGCCGACCAACGACAGAAACTAATAGAGGTACAAGCGGCGCGTAAGGTAGCTTGTGACAAACTGAAGTAACTCAAAACAAAGGAACTCGGATATGGAACAAGTCAAGCGACTGCCGCCTAAGGCGGTACTGACCCACGAGCAGGAGACGGCGCTGATCGAGGCGCGCATCGCCTTCATGACGCAATGCCCCTTCTTCTGTTACTACTATTACGACCAGCTTAAGGAGTACCCGACGCTCGCGATACCGACTGCTGCGACCGACGGCAAGCGGGTCTTCTTCAACCCGGAGTATTTCTCCAACCTCCGACCGGCCGAGAGATGTTTCGTCCTGGCGCACGAGACCTACCACGCAGTGTGGGGGCACAGTAAGCGCGTCCGGTACTACCACACTGAGGGGACCATCGAGGGGGTGCCATTCATCAAGGACCTCTTTAACATCGCCGCCGATTACGTCATCAATGCTGACCTGATCGAGAACAAAATAGGTCTGTGCAACCCCGAGTGGCTGTACGACAAGTCGATATCGGGCACCGACAAGATCGAGGACGTCTACGTCAGCCTCTTCCAGAGGCTGCCGCCGCCGGTCGAGGGCCAGTCGAAGCCGTGCGAGGAGGGCGAGGGCGGCGCCGGCGCGGACGATAAGGAAGCCAACGACGAAGCTAAAGAGAACAAACCGGGTCCTACTACCGGTAGTACCAGCAAGTACGGCAAGGGGTCTCAGCCCGACAAGAAGGCCGCCGCTAATGGCGGCCGGTTCGACGAGGTAGAAGAACCCTATGTCGACCCGGCGACCGCAATCCCCGACGAGATCGACGACATCACCCATCGGGAAGCCGTCGCCCGTGCCATGTCGGCCGCCAAGGCCATAGGCGACGTACCGGGCTTTATCGAGAGGTTGGTCGAGGAGATCATCAACCCGCAGGTCAACTGGCGGGAACACATCAGGATGGTCCTGACGGGCAAGCTGGGGTCGCGGCGCGAGACGTGGCTGCGGCCCAACCGCAGGCGGCTGGTTCTCAACCCGATCGTCTACCTTCCCGGCAAACGTGGCAACGGGGCCGAGTTGGTCGCGGTATGGATCGACAATAGTGGTTCTATCGGTAAGGCCGAGTACAACGCCTTCTTCTCCGAGATCGGCGGCATCCTGGTCGACTGCCGGCCTAAACGTCTGTTGGTGGGTTGGTGCGATGCGACCGTCCGAAGGACGGAATGGGCGTCGAGCCTGGAGGAGTTCTGGGACGCCGCCTACAAGCCGACACCGGGCGGCGGCGGGACGTCGTTCATCCCGCCATTCTATTGGATGCGGGATAACGATTTGTGGCCGGAGACCACGGTGTACCTGACCGATGGCTACGGCCCGTTCCCGCCGAAGCCCGACCACGACGTGGTGTGGGCGATGACGACTGAGATCGTGGCGCCCTTTGGCGAGACGGTACGCATTCACGCCTAACCATAAGGGGGCCGGCTCGACCGGCCCCCCACCCTCTCGGAAGGAACCATAATGTCAAACTGGATACCCTCGCCCGATCACATCGAAGGGTTCAAGCGGGCGGTCAACGCCCTGATGCAGAACCGCGTCAACGCGATGGAGGTCGGGTTCCCGCTCGACCTCGATCAGGTCCTGCTTGTAACAACTCCCCCATCTCTTGCGGATCTATTAGCTTTGGGCCTCGACTCGCTCAAGGAAACCAACATCCTCTGCTTCGAGATCGGGCCGGATCAGGGCGCGTCGCGGCGGTGCATCGTGAAAGTGTACCTGCGCCACGAGGTGCATTACGCCTGGAAGCGGCAGACCCAGCCCCGCTACAAGGCAGACGACCCGATCTACTTTAACAACGCGCTGGACCTCGACACCCACGACAAACTGATCAAGTGGGTCGATAGGTCGGTCTATGAGCGCCGGCTCGCAAGATTGGTCTCGCTGACCGTCGCGGACTTCCTGCGGCACCGCCCCGAGATATCCCTCTATCACATCGCGGCACGCTGGCCGGCGTGCAAGATGCTCTTCCCCCGGGTTCATGAGCAGCTAAGCGGGCGGCACCGCAACATCTGGGGCGACCACGGCAGTCAGCTCGGTAAAAACCTGCGGCGCTGGGAGTGGCCCCTGCGAGGCGAGGAGGCGGAGTGGCACGACCAGTACCGGCGGCGGATGCGCCTCTGCGAAGAAGCCATGCTGTCGGCGATCACCTTGCCGCCGGTCGAGTACAAGCCGATGAGCGTTCCAGTTCATGGCGAGATCGCGGACTGGGAGAAGCGCGACGGGCAGATACTATGACTGAGCGCCACTGCGGTTCCTGTACCCTTTGCTGCAAGCTGTTGCCGGTGCGCGAGCTGGCGAAACCCGCCAACACGAAATGTCAGCATCAGAGCAGCAAAGGTTGCGGCATCTACCGGCAGCCGGGCTTCCCTAACAGTTGCCATTTGTGGTCGTGCCGCTGGCTGGTGGGCGACGACACCGCCGACATATTGCGGCCGGACCGGGCCGGCTACGTCATCGACATCATGCCCGACATGATGCGCCTCGAAAACAACGATACCGGCGAGGTCCACGAGATCGAGGTGGTTCAGGTTTGGGTCGAGGGGTCGAGGGCGCCGCTGGTTTTCGACAAGCGGCTGCGTCGCTACGCCGAGCGGCAGGCCGAGGCGCGGCGAGCCCTACTGCTGCGTTTCGCCGATGGTTCAGCGATGGCGATGTTCGCTCCGGCGCTCTCCAGCGACGGCCAGTGGCACATCATCGACAGCGGCGACGCCCGCATGAAGAAGGTCGAGACGCAGAGCGGCAGCTTGCTGTTGGACCGTCTAAAAGGGGGGTTAGCCGAGAAATGAGGTGCAACCACTGCACGCTACGAGGTATTCGTCGTCACGCCGAGACCGTAGGCGGCACCGTCGAGACCCGGCCTAAACCTACCGATTACGCGCCTGACGGTGTCGATGTGTACGTCAAATACCCCAACGATAACAGCCCTATTTGGGCGGCGTGGCTAATGAAACTGCCCGAACACTGTGTGTGTTAAGTTAAAAGTCCGATGTCGCATATCGGACTCTCCTTCGCTAGATGCCGGCCGGGGCTAGTCCCCGAGGCCGGCATTTTGCTTTTAGCACACCCGTCGGGATCGGCCGCCCGAATCCGGCTTCCCCTAAAATATAGGAATGATAAGATAGCCTCGGATGGAACCGGGGCGGCCATGACTCTGGTCACTTGCGACCTAGAAACGCACTACAGCCAGGACTACTCGCTCACTCGGATGAGCGAGACCGACTACATCCTCGACTCGCGCTACGAAACCATCTTGGCGTCGGTCAAGGTGGGCGCCGGCGCGACCGAGGTCTTCATCGGGCATGACGAGGTGGCGCGGCGGTTTGCCGAGATCGACTGGGAAAATTCGGCGTTTCTCTCCCATAACGTCAGGTTTGACGGCGCGATCTTGGCGTGGCGCTTCGGCTGCGTACCCAAGCTCTACCTCGACACCTTGTCCTGCGCCCGCGCCACGACGCACTGGACGATCGGACGGTCGAGCCTCGCCAAGGTGGCAAGTTATCTGGGCCTCCCGGCCAAGGGGGACGAGGTCGTTCGGGCCAAGGGCAAGCGGCTCGCCGACTTCACGTCGGACGAGCTTCAGGCTTACGCCGCGTACTGCGTGCGCGACAACGAGCTGTGCTACGCGATCTTCCAGAAGATGCGGCGGTGTTTCCGGGCCAGCGAGATCACCCTGATCGACCTGGTGGCCAGGATGTTCATCCTGCCCCAGGTCAAGCTCAACGAGGGCATCCTCGACCTCCATCTAGCCGAGGTCCTCGCCGAGAAGCAGCGGATCGCGGCCGTCGTGGCCGAGATACCGAAGGAAATCTTCAGCTCGAACACTAAGTTCGCCAACCTCTTGACCCAAACCGGCGTCGAGGTGCCGATGAAAACCTCGCCCACCACAGGTAAGGAGATACCGGCCCTGGCGAAGGGAGACTGGCAATTTAAGGAGCTGTGCCAGGACAACGAGCTGCCGGCCCTGGTGCAGGCGCTGCTGGCGGCGCGGGTGTCGGTCAAGTCGACGCTGGAGGAAACCCGCTCGCGCAACCTCCTCGCGCTGTCGCGTACCGAGTGGCCGGGCCAAGGCGCCGGCTGGGCGCCGATACCTCTTAAGTATTTTGGCGCGCGTACCGGACGCCTGTCGGGGGACGGCGGCGCAAACTGGCAAAATCTAATGCGGGGCAGCCTGATCCGAACGGCGATAGAATCGCCGGACGGCTACCGCATCGTGCATCGCGACGCGAGCCAGATCGAGGCGCGGATGACCGCGTGGATGGCGCGCTGCGACTATCTGCTCGACGCGTTCGCCGAAGGGCGCGACGTCTATTCGGAGTTTGCAAGTATTGTTTACAAGGAAAAAGTAACAAAAGAAAACAAACTACAACGTTTTGTAGGCAAGGTAAGTATTCTTGGGCTTTCCTACGGCTGTGGTGCTGCCCGGTTTAGGCAGATGTTGTTTATAGGTAATGGTGGCATTAGTGTAAAAGTCGACGAGGCGCAGGCACAAGACATTGTCTACGCCTACCGGGACACGTTCCCCGAGATTCCGCGGCTGTGGTCGCACGTCGAGGTAATGCTACGACATATCGTCGGGTTGAACCATCGGAGCCGACACTCGTCCTTTTCATCTGCGCCGTACCAGTATTACGACCACATCCCGGTCGAGCCGGACTTCGACAGCATCGTGCTGCCGAACGATCTGCGCATCTGCTACCCCGACATCCGGGAGGGCGAGTACGACCAGCTGCGCAACCGCTGCGAGATTGTCTACACCGACCCGCACAGCTCGACCCCGCGCCGCATATGGGGATCGAAGGGGGTCGAAAATCTGGCTCAGGCGCTGTCGCGCATTCACCTCACCGACATCGCGGTGCGGGTCTTTAACACGACCGGCTATCGGCCTTTCCTTTCGACGCATGACAGTCTCGATCTTTGCGTGCCGGCCTCGGAGGCCGCCGCGATCGACGCCGAGCTGGCGCGCCAGTTCGCCATAACGCCGGCCTGGGGCGAGGGGTTGCCCCTCGCCAGCGAAGGAGGTTGGGGGGTTTCCCTGGCGGCCGCAGAAAGGGGGGCGAACTCGTGATGGAGAACGGCATGACGACACTAGAGGCATTCGCTGCGGGCGACTGGACACAGACCATTCAGGCCGAGACCGAGCAATCGCACGTCGGGACCTTGGCCCATTACCGCTACCAGGACGTCTTCACCTTCGGGGCCGAGATCGTGCCGTGGTTCACTCAATGGACCGGTGTGACGGCGCGGCATATCGGCGGCCGGCAGTGGGAGATCGTCGACTCGGGGATGCACAAGGCGAGGGTGCATCAGCTGCGGGTAAAGACCGTCTACGGCTTTTCGATTTCACACGACAGCGTAGACGACGTGTTTGGGGTCTCAGTTGCGAGGTATACCCGCAAAGACAATCGGATCGTCGTCACTGTCGATCAACCCCAGCCGCTGAAGGTCAACGAGCGGCCGGAGAACTACAACTTGCGCAAGCCGTCGGAATGGGAGCCGCCGACCGCGACCGTCATTCTGGCTGCCGGCGAAAGCCTCGGGGCCGACATGCGGCAGGCGCTCACCCTGATCCGGCGTGTCCACGCCACATCTGATTACCGCCTTATCGAAGACGACGGCAATTACGCCTTCGCCGCACCCCTTTTCAAGTAGGAGAACCACGATGCCCGAGAGCGTACCCGCTGCCAACCTGCCGACCCAATTCGTCTTCGCCGCCGAGCCGATGACCCTGCTCGATCTCGACGCCGCCGGCCTTGATCCCTCGCAGCCGGCGCCGGCCGAGTTCGTGCAGTTCCTCTACGACAATTCACGGGTCGGGTATCTGACCCTGTGGTCGCATGTGTTGGCCCAGCCCAACGGCGGGGCGGCGATCAACAAGTGGATTAACGACGCGCTGGCGGTCTATCACGCCCGCGCCTTGCAGATTCAGATGGCGCCGGTCGGCGACAAGCCGGCGGGCGACGGCGTCACCGAGGTGACCTATGGCGGCACGACCACCCCGGCGGCGCCGGTCAATATCGACGTGCCCGCCGTCACCGGCGACGCCAGTGTCGGCGGATTACTCACCTGCACAATGGGGAACTGGGGCAACGAGCCGGTCTCTTACGCCTACCAATGGTCGAACGGGGCCAATGTCGGCGACGGCAGCAGCACCTACACCGTCGCTGATAGCGACGCCGGTACGTCGATCAGCTGCGTCGTCACCGCGACCAACGCCGGCGGCTCGACGGCGGCGCCGGCATCGAACGCGCTCGCGATACCCGGCACCCGCGCGGCCGCGCCGAGGGAGGAGGTCGAGACCAGGCACACCCGCCGCGTCGAGGAGGATACTACCCGTAGTAACGACCACGGCCGGCGGCGCTAATTACATTTATTCTAAGGTGCCGACATGGCAAAATTCACCTGGTCGTTTTCGGCGCTGTCGGCATTTTCGACGTGCCCTAAAAGGTTCTTCCATTACAACGTCATCAAGGACATTCAGGAACCCGAGTCGAGCGCCCTACGTGAAGGCAGCGAGATGCACCGGGCCTTCGAGGCCCGTGTGCGTGACGGCACCAGGTTGCCGATGCCCTACGTCCAGCACGAAGACATGCTGGCCAAGCTGGTCGAGGCGCCGGGCACGACTTACGCCGAGCAGAAGCTAGGCCTGACCAAGGAATTTAAGCCGGCTGGGTTCTTCTCGAACAACGTCTGGTTCCGCACCGTCATCGACTTCTGCAAGGTGCGGGCGACCTCGGCGGTCGTCATCGACTACAAGTCGGGCAAGGTCACCGACGACGACACCCAGCTCGCGCTGATGGCCGCGACCATCATGCACCACGAGCCGGAGGTCGAGACGGTCAAGACCGCCTTCCTGTTCGCCAACCGCGACACCTTGGTCAGCCGGGTTTTCAAAAGAGAGGGCTTATCTGAAATCTGGGGCGGGATATTGCCGCGTGTCGCCAAGCTCGAAGAAGCCGCGCAGCGCGAGGAGTATCCGCCGAAGCCGTCGGGGTTGTGCGTTAAATATTGTGCGGTCACGAGCTGCCCGCATCATGGAACGGGCAGCCGATGGTAATTAAGAACGAGCCTGCTCTTTATTGCCGGCGTTGCGGGAAGCGATTGGAACGGTACTATCGTGAGTCGCTGCGTCGCTTTCTTAAACGGCGATATTGCAGCTTGGTATGTTCTAGATACGCCATTGGCCACCGCCGGGCGCAACTGTTCAATGCGGATAAACCACTAGGTAATCCATTGGATTTGGTAGATGACGATATCGTTAGGTAGGGAGAGCGCCATGAACAGTACCTCGGACGAGCGCGTCGTCAACAACGTGATGCGCCACGAGTACCGCGTACTTACGGATGACGAGAAGGAGCAGATGCTTCGAGTTAAAGACTACGGCAAAATGTTTTGGATCGAGGTGTCTGCGATCGGGAACAGCCGCGAGCTGTCCCTGGCTAAAACCAAGATCGAGGAAGCTGTGTTCTGGGCGGTAAAACACATCACGGGATAACGAGATGGGCGAAAGCAAGCGGCGGCGCGAGTTCTACCAACAGCAACCGCATCAGCGCCTCGGCGACGCGCCGGTCCAGGCCGACTATCACGAAAAGATGACCGCAGTCATGAGTGCGGTAGACGAATTTCTGAATGACGGTGCCAAAGCTCCTAACAAGAAGGTTGGCATCGTCATAATGATGTTCCCCTACGGCGACGTAGATGGCCGCTGCAACTACATGAGCAACGGCGCCGACCGCAAGGACGTCGTGGCCCTGATGAAGGAGATGATCGCCCGGTTCGAGGGCCAACCTGAGATGTCGGGCAAAGCATGACACCGATGCAGGCGTTCCTCGCCCAGCTACCCGAGCGGGTGCGCGGCCGGCTCGACCTGAAGTTTGTCTCCGACCCCTACCATCTGCGGGCCGAGGTGATTCATGTCCACGGCGAGGAGACCTTCGCCTGCCCGGTCGAGTTCGTGTGGGAAGGGGTTACCCGCGTCGGCTGTCGGGTACCCGACTGGTTCGTCGCGCACCTGCTCACTGTCCCGCTGACGTGACGAAGATCGTCAGCGAGCGCACGGTCAAGCGCCGGATCAAAGAGGTGCTCGATAAATATAGGAAGTATCATATCTACGTCTTTATGCCGGTGCCCGGCGGCTACGGCGTCAGTACCCTGGACTACCTCGGGTTCCTGTGCGGCTTCGGCTTCGCCATCGAGGCGAAGGCGTCCAACGGCCGGACGACGCCGCGTCAGGACGGCACCATCGAGGCGATCGAGGCGAGCGGCTGTCCGGTATTCGTGGTCCGCGACGACCAGGGGCTCTTACTGCTCGACCAGTGGCTGGAGACAATCGCGAAGGATATGGGGCCATGAGCGGCGAAGAAACTCTGACACAGTTGACGTCGCGGCTGTTGGAGCTGTCGCCAGACAAGCGCCGTGTTGCCATAATAAAAGAACTCGACTGGCTCGGCCGTCGGCAGGACGAAATCCACGACAAACTCGCCCGTCTTGAAAAGGAGCAGGACGATAATAGCCGCTGGTTGGATGTGCTGGAGGGTTTCCTTAAATCTGACGACGCGGGCACGGCATGAACGACTACGACTGGCTGGGCAAGCAGCCCTGGGATATCCAGCGGACCACGACCGGGCTCCTGGCCAACAGCACGCGCGCCTATTGCCTTAATAGTTTTGGAACTGGCAAGACCCGCAGCGCGATCTGGGCCGCCGACTACCTGCGGCGCACCGAGGGCGTCGGGCCGGTGCTGGTCACGGCACCGCTTAGTACCCTCGGGCCCGTGTGGGAAGCCGAGCTGTTCCGGCTCGACCCTCGGGCAAAAGTACAGGTTCTATACGGCACCAAGCAGCAGCGCCTCGACGCGCTGGCGCAGAATTCGGACTGGTACATCATCAACCATCACGGGTTGGACCTTATAAGCAACGAGCTGTGCCAGAAGGGCTTTCAGATATTCGTCATAGACGAACTTGCGATACTGCGTAATAGCCGCACCCAATGGTGGCGGGCCGCCAACCGAATTATCCATAGCGGTATTAGGTATGTCTGGGGTTTGACTGGATCGCCGACCCCGAAGGCGCCGACCGATGCCTGGGCGCAGATCAAATTACTGACCCCGGACCGCACGACCAGGAGCTTCACCCGATTCAAGGACGCCACGATGCGCCAGGTCAGCCCGTTCCGCTGGGTAAAGCGCGCCGGCGCCGGCGCCTTGATCCACGAGCAGATGCAGCCCTCGGTGCGGTACGCGTTGGAAGACGTGATGGAGCTGCCGCCGTCGGTCTACCGCACCTTCAAGATCGACCTCGAACCGGCGGCGGCCAAAGCCTACAAGCTGATGGTCGACAAACTGCGGATGCAGACCAACAACGGCGAGACCATCACGGCCGCCAACGAGGGGGTGTTGCAGTCGAAGTTACTACAGGTAGCATGTGGCTTTATCTACACCGACACCAAGGGGGTGTTTAAGCTACCGGTAAAGCCTCGCCTCGACGCGCTGCTGTCGATCGTCGAGCAGACGACCAGAAAATTTATTTGCTTCGTCCCCTTCACCCACGCCCTCGAAGGGGTCGCGGCCCACCTCCAGGCCGCCGACGAGAAGATCGCCGTGGTGCACGGCCAGACCCCGGTCGGGCAGCGCAACCGGATCTTTCGCGCCTTCCAGGAGGACGACGAGCTGCGCGGCATCGTCGCCCACCCCGGCTGCATGGCGCACGGATTGACCCTGACCGCCGCCAACACGATCATCTGGTACAGCCCGACCAATAGCTTCGAGACCTACGAGCAGGCCAACGCCCGGATCGTGCGGCCTGGTCAGACATCCAAGACCCTGATCGCGCATCTTTTAGGGACCGGCGTCGAGCGCGCGGTGTACCAGCGGCTGCGGGACCGCAGCTCCTTCCAAGGATTACTTCTGGAGCTGTTCCACAGGCAGGAGCTGTAATTGACTTTTCAGCCCCCCACCCCTATTTGTAACTCGGTTGTTGGGCCTTCCGGGCCCAGGTTCCATCCGAGTTACCTATAAACGGGGCCAGGTTTACACCTTGGCCCCGTCTTTTTTACTCGGAGGACCAATGAAGACCGCAGCCGAAATCTGTGCCGATGCCGTCGCCCTGGTTGGTGGTGACCGCCAGGTCACGCACGGGGACAAGACAATCAACTTCCAGAACACCGCCGACATCTGGAACGCGATCATCCGAGCCAAGTCGCGCCGAAGCGGTTGGCCGATGACGCCGAACGACGCGGTTTGGCTCGACGCCCTCGATGTCGCCAATATGCTGGAAGCCTTCAAGATCGCCCGCCGCTACTCGGGCTCGCACAACATCGACGACTATGTCGACGGCGCCGGTTACGCCGGTTGTGCCGGTGAGATTGCCAGCCGGGAGCCTGGGTCATGACCCCGGCTCAGATGATCGAGAAGTACCTTCAGCTCCGAACCAAACTTCGTAACATCGAGGCCCAGCATAAGACCGAACTAGCCCCGTACCTTGAGATGAAGGAGCAGCTCGAACTGGCCATGCTCAACCACCTCAACCGGAACGGCCTGGAGTCGACCAGGTGCGAGGTCGGAACCTGCTTCAAGTCGACCGTGACCTCGGTCGTGGTGCGTGACTGGCCCCGAACGCTCGATTTCATCCGCGACAACCAGATGTGGGAACTCCTCGAAGGGCGGGTCGCCAAGAGCGCCGCCGTCGAGATTGTCGAGGAGATGGAACGGCCTATCCCCGGCGTCGAGATTTCTCAGGCGACCGTCTTGCGAGTCCGTTCGGGCAAGGCGTAAGCTGAAAATATAGACGCTATAAATTCACCACCCTATCGGAGGAACCTCTATGGCAGGCCAACTGATCAGCCTGGATCACGGACCGTCGGCGCTCGCCCGCAACCGGCGCTCGTCGCTCAATTCCAACGCCAAGCAGGGGGTGCAGGCGAGCTTCGCCGTCTTGGGGTACAAGGGGAAGAACTGGCGGCTCAAGTTCCGGTCGGAGGAGACCGTGCTGCGCGACGACCGAGGTCAGCCGCTGACAAGTATCGAGGCGGTCGTCGTCGGTATCAGCCCGGCGATCTCACGGCAGTATTTTGGGAAGGCGTTTTCGGAGGGCGACAGCGAGGGGCCGGATTGCTACTCGACCGACGGCATCAAACCCGACGCGGCGGCGCCGAAGAAGCAGAACCCGGTGTGCTCGACGTGCCCGCAGGGCCAGTGGGGGTCGAGGATCACCGATGCGGGTAAGAGGGCGAAGAATTGCCAGGACACCCGCCGCATCGCGGTCGTGCCGCTGACCGACCTGGAGAACAACGCCTTCGGCCCGATGCTGCTGCGGATACCGCCGATGTCGCTGAACAATCTCTCGAACTACAGCGATTTTTTAGATCGCAAGGGCGCCGGGTTCGAGTGCGTCGCGACGCGGATCGGCTTTGACGTCTCGGTCGCCTACCCCCGCCTCACCTTCGAGGCGCTGGGGTTTCTCGATGAGGACCAGCAACGCCTCGTGACCGGCGACGACGGCAATAGCGGGCTGTGCGCCGACCCGCTGATCGAGCGGATGCTGGGTGCCGGCGACATCTCGCCGGTCGAGGAGGCTGCGCCACGCCGGCTTGACCTACGGGCCTCCGACGCCCCCGCACCGGTCGAGGAGCCGGCACCGTCACCGGCGCCGCAGCAGGACCCCGGCGACGAGGACGACGAGGAGGAAATCCCGCCGCCCCCGCCGCGTGCGACAAAGCCGGCGCCGTTCGTCGCCAAGACCACCACGATGAAGATGCCGAAGCCGCCGGTCATGCCGGCCGACGCGGACATGGAGTCGGCGCTCGACGATCTCTTGGGCGATACCGCTGCTTAACCCCGTTCCGTGCTCGACGCGCAGGGCTACCTGGCCCGCGTCGTCGCTCCAGGCGGGTACTACGCCTTCGCCTACAAGCGGCCCGAGTCAGGTATCATCCATCGCTTCTTCCCGCAGTCGCAAGTCGCGGCTGCGGTCAGTTTTCTGCACGAGTACAGCCGGAGCTACGACGTCTGGGTAGGCGTCGCGAGCTACCGCGACGCCGACCTACAAGGCTACGACACCAGCGGCCGGCAGCGGTTCAAAGGTAAACGAACCCAGGCTAACGCCGAGCAACTCAAGTGCTTCTGGTACGACGCTGACATCGCCAGGCCGGGCGACGGCAAGTCGCCCGACCGGGTGTGGGCCGACGACAGAGAGCTAGGCCGCTGGCTGCTCCGAGCCGAGGCCGGCGGGCTGCCGCTACCAAACTTGTGGATCAGGTCGGGGTACGGCGTACACCTCTACTGGGTGATGGACACCGCCTTGCCGGCGGCTCAATGGCTGCCGCACGCGCGGGCCTTCAAGAACATGCTCGCGACATTGGGGGCGCGCGGCGACATCGGCATCTCGGCCGACAGCGCCCGCATTTTGCGGCCGCCCGAGACGTGGAACCGCAAGGTGCCAACCTCGCCCGCGCCGTGCCTCGACATGACGCCGGTGCGCGCCGGGTTACCACCCGAGTATCCAGCAGGAAACCTCCTGTCCATATTGCAACCCTTTGTTACTACGGGTAGTACGTTCCTCGGGACACTGCCTACCGGTTTCCGGGTTAACACCGGGTTACTAAAAGCTGCCAAGGCGGGTATCGAGAAACCGCCGCCGTACGACTTCGATCAGATCGCCGCCCAGTGCCCGCAAGTCGCGCAGTCTCTCGCCGAAGAAGGCGAGCACGACGAGTATGCGATGTGGCACGACATGACCAACCTGGCCTATGCCTGCCGCAACCGCGAGGCGGCGGACCGCATCGGTCGGGGCCACGCGAAATACAGCCCGGCCGACACGCAGGCGAAGTGGGACCTGACCGAGCGCGAGCGGCAGGGCAAGGATTTCGGCGCGCCCTTGTGCGCGACGATTGATGTCGACAGCAAGCGGCCGGGGGTGTGTTCGAACTGCCCGCATTGGGGCCAGATCAAGTCGCCCTACTCACTGGGTAAACCCGCCGCCTTACCGGGCACGATGCCGTCGAACTACCGGCAGACCGAGGACGCCATCGAGCAGTGGGTCAAGGACGACTGGAGCGAGTTGATCAGCGGCGTGATGTCGGACGTGCAGCTCCTGCACTATGGCGGCGGCGGCTACCGCTTGACCTACGACTACACGCTCTCGGGCCAGGTTCATCACGTCGGGATCAACGAGGCTGAAATTACCATCGGCGCCGACCGGCTGCGCCCGGTCCTGATCCGCCAGGGAGTCGGCCTAAACCGATACAACACATCGCATTATGGGGACCTCCTCATGTCCTGGATCGAGGAGCTGCGCCGCAACCGGATGTATGTCGAGGCGCCGCCGCCCTTTGGTTGGGTGACCGACGAGGACGGCGAGTATCTCGGCCTCGCCGTCGCCGGCACCGTCTATCAGGTAGACGGCAATGAGGGGCCGGCGCAGCCCGGTGACCGCAAGATCAACGAGAGCTACCGGCCAAAGGGGTCAATCGAGAAGTGGCGCGAATCGGCCGAGTTCGTAACCAAGGGCCGGCCGGACCTACAGGCCCTAGTCGCTGCGGCGTTCGCGGCACCCTTGATGGAGTTCGTCGGCGAGAGCGCGGTGATGAGCGTCTGGTCGGCCCGGTCGGGTGCGCGCAAGACTAGCGCGTTCCGGGTCGGTACCGCTGTATGGGCCAACCCGATCACCGGCATGAGCGCGATTCGCGACACCACCAACTCGGTGCAGCACAGCCTCGGCGAGACGCGGATCATGCCGGTCTATTGGGACGAGCTGCACGCCGCCAACAAGGACCAGATCGCGGCGATGGTGGAGATGATCTTCAACATCACGCAGGGGCGCGGACGATCCCGCCTCGACTCGACGATCCAGCAGCGCGATGTCGGGTACTGGCGGACCCTAATGATCCTGTCGGCGAATCGGTCTATCGGCGAGATGATCGAGCAGGACCGGGCACACACCAACGCTGGCGCGCTGCGGCTGTTTGAGTTCCAGATGGAGCCGGTCGGCCTCGCGACCTTGGAGGCCTCGACCACGGTCGCCCAGGTCGAGCGCAATTACGGCCACGCCGGCAGGATATTCGCCGCCTGGGTGGCGCAGAACATCCCGAAAACCAAGGAGTTCATCGCCCGGCTGCGCAAGCAGCTAGGGCACGATCTGCGGGTCGTCGACCCCAACGAGCGGTTCCACGTCGCCACCGTCCTGGGGATCGTGACCGGCGCCCATATCGCCAGCAGGGAACTCAAGCTGCTACCGCTCGACACCAAGGCGATCTACCGATTCCTGCTCGACAAGATGCTGGAGCAGCGGATCGAGCGGCAGATCGACGCCCCGGTCGACGACGAGGGTAAGCACCTGGGTATGACGTTCGAGCGGTTTATGTCGGACTGCGTCGACGACTTACTGGTTACGCAGAGCTTTACCCCGGTCGGGCGGCCCAAGATAGGACCCTCTGGGTCTGATCGAGTCAAAGTAATTAAACGCCCGGGGCCACAATGCGCGCGGGCTATGATCCACATCGGACTAGATGATGGCGAGATGCGGTTTGACAATAATCGCTTTAAGAAGTGGTGTTACGAAAATAAATTATCACCGAAGGCGATGTTTAGTTTGATGTATAAGATATGGCCAGTACGGAAGGTGCAGGCAATTCTTGGGATCGGCACAGATTATTCGTCTGGCGCCAAGGTCTGGTACCACGTAGTGCAGCTTAACCGGCCCGGGCTGCGACACCACCTCTCCTGGGGCACGCCCAACCCCGACGCCACCAACGTCGTTACGCTGCCGCTGCGCGATCCGGCCGAGTAAACCAAATCTAGCGTGTAATATTATTGCGGAGCGCTGCATTATGCGCGACGCTGTGGATAGCTTTTCTTTGGGGGGGAACAGCCACGAGCTGACCCAAAAGTAAAAGCCCGCCTGGGGAGGCGGGCCATCACTCGGTAAGACCGGAGATCGTGTGTTGCAGCTCGATCATGTCCGGTCTTACCGCACCTCGCAAGAGCTTTTTTGCGAGATCGGACGGACTCGTCCCCACCCCCGGCGGATTCACGATCCGAAAGGGGGAAGAATGCTTAAGTTTGTCCTCTACACCTTCGAGCGTAACGCCGGCCTGCCCCGGTACCTGCGGGACTCGGCGGCTCGCATGGTCAGCTTCGCCAGGGCCGACGGCGTCTGCTGGTTCTCGGTGCGGACGTTCGCTCGGATCGCCGAGCTGTCGAAATCCACCGCGCAACGGCACCTCGACGAGCTAACCCAGGCCAGGCGCGGCTTCGCAACACGGCGCCGTGTCGCCGGTGGCGGGTACGAGTACAAGATCGACCGCCGCTTCTTGGCGCGCGGCGCGGTGTCCCACGGGCGGGTATCGCCTGTCCCACGAGCGAGACCAAAAGAAGAAGTAGTTAAGAATAAAAGGAATTTTGGCATGCGATACGAGGGTGAGCTGCCCGACGAGCGCGCCCTGTGGCCCCATCGAATGCGCAGCTGGAAGAAAAGCGGGTTCTGGTTGCCCTCATATGGCCCGCGACCCGGCGAGCCAGGGTGCCTAGCGCCGCCGGATTGACGGCGGGGTCGCCCTGCGGCACAAGGAAACCCGGTTCCCCCCGGAACAGTACGCGCCAGTACGCGGCGCGACGGGAGGAAACTGTGTCGCTCAACCTTGTTCAAGCCGGCGAATTGGTCGGCCGGTCGAAGTCGGCTATCCTGAAAGCTATACGGCGCGGCGACATCTCGGCGAGCCGAGACGCCGTCACCAACGCCTGGCTGATCGAGCCGGCCGAGCTGACGCGGGTTTACCAGCCGCGCACTTCCGCAGAAAAAGACGAGGCGGGAAACCGCAATTCCGCACTGGAAACCGTCTTATTGGCCGAGGTGCGCGCCCGGTTGGCCGAGGTGCAGTCGGTCGTACGCGACCTGCAACAGCGGCTGACCGAATCGGATCGAGAGCGGACCCGGCTGACGGTCTTACTGACCGATCAGCGGTCTAGCAGTCGGCGAGGTCCTTGGTCATGGCCCTGGCCAACGCGCCGATCGCTTCGAGGGTAGACGCTTGCCCCCAAACGTAAGATGTAAACGCGGCGTCGCTGTCGACGAAGACGGCGACGACGAATCGGAGACCGGGATACTCGCCGGCGTCGACCCGGTCGGCAGCGGCGCGCAGGGCGCGCGAGATGTCGTTGCTGACACTGGCGAACTGAACGACTTCAGGCATCCGCCTCGACCACTTCCTCAAACCATTCCTTGGCGTCGATTTGCGCCACGACCAGGGGCAGGTTGAGGTAGGCGCAAGCGTCATCGCCTAGAGCGACGATGCCCTCGATTCGGTCGGTGCCGCCGCGCTCCAACGGGGCGCGGCAGAACTCCGTGCCGGCCGGCACCACGATGTCCTGGGTCGATTTGAAAACCCGGTCAGGCTTTTTTGTGTAGTCCTTGGCCATTCTGGTCCTTGAGGATGGGGGTAAGATCGCCGATCACCCGCAGCGCGGGGTGCACCTGGACGGGCGCCTCGTTAACGCAGTCGCCGCTACAGCAGTGGTCGAAGCCGGTGCCGCCGCAGACTTCACAGGGGTAAGGGTATAACTCGTTGCCAGGGTAGGAGCGGCGCAACACCTTGCCGGTGCCTAGGCACGATTCGCACCTCATCGCGACCAGTCCTCGACCCGGGGGCTCACCCATGATCTCAGCCTCCATCGCCGCGAGTTGATCCGGCCAGGTTGGCGGGCACCACCAGGAGGGTGTGTCCGAAAGCCGCTCCGTCGCGAACCAGACCATCAATCGCGGTCACCGGATCGGCGCACCAAACACCCCCCAGCCCAAGAGACCAATCAGAATGAAAAAGATCAGACTGAACGGCCCATAGGGCTGCAACACGGTCTGGTTGCGCCAGTACCAGCCGCCGCTAAAGACGAGGCTGATCACAAAGAAAATCCAGAACCATATGGCTGCACTCATCACGACCCCCAATAAGCCAGCGTCGCCAGGGCCGCGACCAGAACGATCATCCAGGCCCAAATCTCAATGAGGACGCCACGGTCAGGGCTGGGCGGGTGCAGGCTGCCGGCGACGATCAACCGTTCGACCTTGGGCATCGTGCCCCTCCATCCGATTCGGCGCGGGCAGCCTCACGTCACGAGGTTAAGGGGGTCATCGGACCGGCTGCCCGCGCCTCCCCCTCGGGGTTCTTAAAATATAGGAACACTATAATCCCCGGCGTTTGGGTTTGGCGAGGCGGAAAAAATTCTTCGGGTCCATCTCGGCCGCCAGCATCGCCGCCGCCAGCTCCTCGCAGTAAATCTCGTTGCGCAGCTGGTCGCGCTCGTCGAGATCGAACAGGTCCAGCTCGGGCGGCGAGACGTCTACTACCGGTAGTATCGTGCGGTGCTGCCTCACGGGTTGGCGAACCGGGCCAGGTCGGTGCGCGAAGCGATGTCGCGCTTGGCGACGCCGCGCACCCCGTAGAGACCGGGCTGCGCGTTGATCTGGGCCTGCTGCTTGAGGCGCTGCTGGATCATCTGGCCGGTGATCGGGTCGGCCGGGTTCTCCTTGTTGAAGCGGGTGATCTCCTCGATGACCCCTTTGCGGTCGGCCGGCGCCGCCTCGACCAGCCGGTTGAGGATCTTGCCGTGGGTATTCTCGGAGACCTTCTCGGCGAGCTGAATGACGGCGCGGGCTTCTCGCGCATCGCTGACGACCGGCGGGATAAACCCGAGACCTTTGGCGATCTGCGTCCCCAGCGTGACCCTATCGGCCGGCAGGACCGTCAGGTCGCCGCGCGGCGTCGTCACCCCCCTCTGGCCCCAGATAAGTGCCTCTGCTGGGTCGCGGATAATGCGCGGCATCATCTTGGCGATCGTCTCGGCGCGCGTGTCGCCGCCGATGATCTTGCCAGCCGACTCGACCATGCCGGCCGCCGTGTCGCCGGAGGCGCCGGTTATCACCTGCACCGCTAGGTTCATCATGCCGGGCTTGTCGAACGACTTCAGCTCGGGCACCCCCAACAGGTTGGTGAACTGAAGCGAGCGGTGCACGTCGGCGCCGAACGCCATCGGGACGCCCTTGTCGAAGATGTCGGCGACGGTCTTGCTCCCGGTCATGTCGCGCACCCAGTTGCGGGCCTGCGCCTCGACTATCGTCGCGCTGCTGGGTCGGTCGCCGCCGGTTGCCCAGTCGTAGAGGCCCATGCCGAACATCACCGGCAATGAGCCGAACACCGAGGCGGCGATCCCGCCATACATGACGGCGTGACTGGCCTGGAGGAGGGCGAGGGCCTTGTACGCCTCGCGCCGCTCGACCGACCCGGCGGCGTTGCGGATGCCGGCCGCCAGCAGGTTGCCCTGGACGCCGTACATATGCAGGCCAAACTGCTTGTACTGGGTGATAATCGGCGCCAGGCGGCCGGCCGACCCCTGGGCCGTGGCGAGGCGCGACTTGTTGTGGAAGTTGTAGTCGGGCTGGCTATCGCGGGCCATCTGCACGGCATAGTCGAGCGCGCCGTTGACGTCTTTGCCGCCGCTCCTGCGCAGCTCCAGCTCGAAGGCCGCCTTGGCGGTGGCGATCCGCATCGCGCTGTCGAGCGCGTGCTCGCCGGCGCCGGCGACGTCGAGGAAACGCGAGATAAAATTGATACCGTGGCCGCCGAAGCCCTGCGGCCCGGCCATGCGCTGAAGCTCGCGCATCTTAGTGTGGTCGCTAAGGCCGGCTTGGTTCAATCGGTCGATCAGGAGCTTAGCGTGGTCAGACGCAATGCCGGAGCCGTCCCGCTGTAGCCGCTTAAGGTAGAGGTCCGACAGAATCCAGTTGGAGGCTTTCAGCTCGCGGTTCCACGCGGCCATCGCGTTCTTGCGGGCGGCGCCGGCAGCGGTGCCGGTCAACTGGGCGAAGGCGCGGTTGACGGCACCGACAGCGGCGAGGTTGTGCCGCGCCGCAATGAGGCTCGTCGCGGCGACGTGGGTGCCGGCGAGCTGCATAAAGAAGTGAGCCGGCCGCATAAGGGTATTTAAGACGGTCAGCGTGGTGAGACCTCGGGTCCCTCGACCGGTCCAGTCGGCCGAGACGTCGCCGTCGGCGGGAGCCATGCGGCGACGCAACTCCTCGGCGCCGGTCTGCGCGATCGCCACATCGCGGGCGCTGGCCACGGTGGATGTCGGCCCACGATTGGGGCCGCGTAGACCTTGGACCTCCCGGTCGACCTGATAGAGGGTGCGCACCGCCTCGCCGCCATGCGTCAGGTGCCCGATGCGGGCGGTGTGCGCCAGGAAGTCGACCAGCAGGTTGCGCGCCTGGTCGGTCGAAGCGCCGGCGATACCTTCGCGCTTCATCGTGCGGGTCGCGGCGCGGGTGCCCTGCTGGATCAGCTGCCCGGCGTACATATCCCGCAACACGTCGGCCGCCGTGCCGGTCAGCCCGGCCCGTTCCATTGCCCGGTCGAGGGTCGAGAGCGCCTGCTGCGGCGCCAGGTCCTGCGGTTTCGTCTTGGACTTGACGAACACCTGCGAGACGTCGTTGCGGGTCCGTTCGAGGTCGGCCCGGAACAGCCGTGCCGCCGAGGCGGTCTCGAACATCTGCACGAGGTAGTTCGGTTTGCCGTGCTCGCCGGCCGAGACGATGTACTCGCCGTGGCGGCGCAGCGGGAAATAGTCGCCGTCGACAAACCCGGCCTTCTGCGACTCGGCGATCAACTTGACCAGATCGGATTTGGCCGCCCACCTCTGACCCATCATGCGGGCGACAGGGGTCGCGTCGGCCCGGGCCAGGACGTCCTCGACACCCTGGCGGGTCCGCATCTGCTCGCGAATGACGTCGTGCTCGGCCGAGGTCAAGTCGGGGAACGACCGCTCGACGAAATCCTTGACCGCCGCCTCGCGCTCGGCCCGGTACAGCTCATTGTGGTACTCGTTAACCTCGCGGTAGGTCTGCTTGGCGCGGGGGTCGAGCGCGTCGAACCGGTCCTGTAATGCCCGCTGGATGTCGATCTGATCCTGGGTCCGAACGTGAGCGTTGCGCGACGGGTTGATCACCGACATACCGGCCTGTGTCGCGTCGGTCATCAGCTCGTTGACCGCCCGCGCGTCGGGGCCTTCGGTCAGTTCCTTGCGCAGCCGCATCGCCTTGTCGATGCTGGCTTCCTCGCGCGCCTCGCCATTGGGGCCACGCGTCGTGATCTTGCGGATGCGCTCGGCCTCGCTGGCATGCGTCACGTTTTCGAGCGCCGTGCGGTGATCCGTCACCGACGGGGTCAGGTGCTTGATAAAATCGTGGATCGCGCTCGTCGTGGCGCCCTGGAACGCGCCGCGCAACCCGGTGCGCCAAACCGTGTCGAGCTTGTCGCCAACTGTCCGGCCGGCGCTGCGAAGGTTCTCCATGCTGAGCGCGGTGCGCTCGGCGATCGGCGTGTTCAAGACCTCGCGATTGGCCTTCAGCGTCTCGGCCCGGGCCTTGAGCATATCGGCGCGGTAGGCAGAACCGTGCTCGATGACCTCACCCAGCGGCCGCATTGCCCAGTCCAGGACCGAGTCCTGTCGTTCGGTTAGACCTAAAATATTGCGGACGATCCGCTTAAACCCATCCCAGATTGATGCCGATCTCGACAACTCCATGCCGACAGCTTTGAGGTCGGCGCGGAACTTGGGGCTGGCCTTCTCCCGGGACAACGCCTGGTACACCGCGTCGTTGGTGAAGATCATCGTAGCCAGCTCGTGCGGCCCGATGGGGGTGCCGTTTTCGCTATAATAATGCGCCGCGTACCACAGGCTGCCCTCTACGCTGCCTGTGTGTGTACCCTCCTCAACCACCCGCATGACTTCGCCGCGAAGGGCGCTCAGCGCCCGCTTATGACTAAACTCCGTGGCTGAAAGACCCGCCTCTGGGGTCGTAAACAGACGGTCGATATAATGCGCGGTACCGCCGTGGATACCTTCGTGCACCATCGTCCGCGCCAGTCCCGCGCCCTCTCTCCGCACCTCCATACTATTGATGAGTATCTGATCTGTGCCCGCCCGGTACCCGGCGATGGTCCCAGGACCTAACCGGTCGCCGACTTCAAGAACCGGCACGTTCGGCAGTATCCGCCGCAGCGCCCGCGTCAGCTCGACCAGATGCGGCGCCAACGCAACGGCAGCAGGGTTACCGGTAAGCAAATCCAAATAATCGTGCAGCTTTAGTGCATCGCCACTCTCAAGCGCCCGCATCAGCGGATCGTGCACTTCCGGGCGGCGCGCGGCGTACTCGTGCGGGCTGAAAACCCGCGCCGCCAATACGCCGCTAGGGCCACCGCCTTCCAGCTCGGTCAGTATCGCCTGGTGCTCGGCCCGGCGGGCCTTGACGTTCTGTTCGTGCGCCAGGAGCGCGTCGAGCTGCTTGGTAGCAGCCGCCAGCTTAGCCCTGACATTGGGGGTGATCTTCCCCTTGGCCTGCTCGGCGATCCCCGCCAGCGTCGCCTTGAGTTGAGTCTCGATACTCGGGTCGTCGGCCCGCTTCAACGCGTCGCGCAGATATGACGCCAGGTCGCGATGCTGCCTCGGGGCGCCGGGGCCACGGCCCGGCTCACCGACTTCCTTCTGGACGCCGTAGGCTTCGTGCGCCTGGGCGACCGACATCTCGCGGTTGAGGACTTTGTCGACCAGGTAGGGCGCGATCCGGTCCGAGACGTTGGTCCCGACCGGTGCCCGCTCGCCGGGCAGCGGCTGCGGCGTGCCGCGCGCCATGCCCTTGCCCGACAGCTTGTCCATCTCGGCGCGGGCGCCGCGCGACACCGGGGTGGATGTACTCTGTGGCCTGGCCGATTCGGCAGGACGACTTGTTACATCCGGACCTTCGCCCCCAGCGTAGGCACCGGTCTTGGTCCGCTCGCCGGCACCCGACAGCTCGTTGCGATAGAGATCACGTAATTCCGCTACCTTCATCTTGGCGGTGTAGGACGGACCTAGCCCCAGCTCGCGCAGTGCGCCGCGAAGCTCCGTCGCGGTCATTGTCTCAGCGGTCTTACTACGCGTAGTAGGGGCTACTTTCTCAGTACGCGCGTCCTCCCCGGCGAACGACACCGCTTTGTCGCGCCAAGTTTCGCCCGGGCGCTTACTCTTACTGCCAGTCGACAGCAGCCCTTGGTAATCGGCGTCGGGTGCGTTGCGAGCGTCCAGCTCGGCAATCGACGCCTTCAGCCTCTCGCGGAAGGAGGGGCTTTTTTCCGAACGATCTGACTTGGCACTTGTTACAGTGTCGGTCCCAGTTTGTTCTGGTTTCGCCTTTTCTGCCTTCGCAGCCCGCGCGGCGCCCTTGGCCTTGACCTCCTCGGCCTTGGTGAGAGGCGGCGCTTCGGCTACTGTTTGCGCTGGTGTCTCAGGCGCCGTATCGCGACCCACTTCTGCCGCCGGCTCTGTTCCCGCAGCTGCCGGCGGCGCTTCTTGTACAGGTTCTATATTTTCGGCAGGCTTGACGTTGTCGGGGTGACGGGCGCGGGCGAACTCGACCGCTTGTTGAGGCGTGTCGCCAACCGAGATCACGTTGCCGTCGGCGTTCTTGACCACGTGCCCGATGCCGGTGTGATCCGGCTCGATGGTCCAGCCCTCGGGGGTGCGGCCGCTCGCGTCGACCGGCGACGGCCCAATAGGTCCGCGCGCCGACGGCTCAGGTGTTACAGGCGGCTCGACCGCACCAATGGGGCGCGCCGCTGCTTCAGGCGGCGGCGTCGGGCGCAGACCGACCGGTTCCGCCGTCCCCGGCAGCTCGGGCTGTATGCCCGGTCGCTGCGCCGTCGCGCCGAGACCCGGCAGCTCGGGCTGCGCGCCGCCCGGGCGCGGCACCGGCGCCTCGGCGACACGCAGCGGCAAGGGCATCTGCGTCGGAGCTGTCGGTAGCTCAAGCTGCGGCCCGCCTACCGGGGTAGGCGGCGGGGGTTGCGGCGGCCCCAACGGTAGCTCGCCTTGTCCCGACGGTCCTGCCGGCGGCGGGCCTTCCGGCGGCGCGGTGCCGGCCGGCGGCTCCGCTTCCGGCGGGCGCCTTCCCATACCCGGCAACTCGCCCTGCCCCAGCGGCAGCTCGCCCTGCACCGGCTCGGGGCCGCGCGGCCCCGGCGGCACGATGTCGCCCAGCGGCTGTCGGCCCGGCCCAAGGATGTCCGGCAGTTCGAGCTGCTCGCCCTGCACCGGCGGCCGCTCGCCGGCGCCGGGAGGCAGCGGCAATTCCATCTGCCCGCCAGGACCGACGGGCGGCGGCGGGCGTACACCCTGGCCGCCGGGCAGCGGTAGCTCGCCCTGTGTCGGCTGCGTCGCGTCGAGCGCCAGCTCCTGGTCGGCGTTGACGCCGGGCTTGCCGCGAAGGATGCGATTACCGACCCGCCCCCCGACCGACGCCACGACGTCAGGCACGACGTTGGCGAGGCCGCCAGCGACAGCCTGATCGAGATTGGTGGTAATGGGTTTGCCCTCGATGACGTTCTCGGCGGCTTGGCCGCCGGCCGAGATCGCCGGCTGGCCTATAGCTTGGACACCGGCCCGCAGCGGGATACCGGCGACCGGCGCGACCGCTGTGCCGGCCGCGTCGAGAACCGGCTTGGCGAGAAACCCCTTGGCGAAATTGGCGAGCGGCTTACCGGCGCCGAACAGCGCCATCGACGCGGCGCCGACCAGACCCGACTTGCCGACGGTGACCATCGCGCGGTCCCACGCGCTATCGACATCGTCGGGCGTCGCCTGCAACTCGGCGTAATAAGCCGGCCCAATCTCCTGCAATGCGGCACCGAGGCCCATTCCCGCCGCGCCGCCCGTGATGGCGCCGACGGTGCCGCCGATAGGAGCAGCGGGACCCGTAACAGCGGACCCTATAGCGCCGCCGGCGAACGAACCGGCGATGCTCAACGCCACGGACGGGGAGCTGCGCGCCAAGCCGAACACGAGTTTCTCGGCCAGCACCGTCGGGCTGGCGAAGTCGGCGAGTTCGGGCGGCTTCTCGTAGTCGGCTTCCGGGGTTTTGCTGCCCCTCGGCTTCTTGCCTTCCGCGACGTCCTTGCCCTGCTTGATGTCCTCGGTCGCGCGCATCAGGCCACGACCGAGGATCGACATCCAGCCGTCGTCCTGCTTCGGGGGCGGCTTAGGCTCACTCGGGTATTGCAGTTCGGTGCCGCTCTGCATCTCCCGCTGCATCGCGACGGGGTCGCTCATCATCGCCTGATAGTCGGGCGGCTTTTGCTGCTGTTGTTGGGTCAGCTCGGCGAGGCGTTGACGGGCAAACTCGGGCACGCGCGGCGACGCGAGGCGGGCCTGGACCCTCGGGTCCGCCAACAACGAAGCCGATGGGGGACCGGCGTATTGGTCCTGGCCGCCGCCGTAATCGGTCGGCTCCTCATCGTCGCCCAGTGCCGACTGCGCGGCGGGAGCGGCGCCGGTGATCGTCCCCGACTCGTATTCCGGCAGACCGAGTTCGTCGTCGAGTGCCGCCATGTCAGCGTCCCGCAGAAGGAGCAGCCGTAGCGCCGCCAACCGGAGACACCGGCGGCGGCGACGCAGGCGCCGTGATGAACAACCTCGCGATGCTCGGGCTTAAAAAGGCGACCGCCTGGTTGGGGTTGCTGCGGTGATATATCCACCCGACGCCGCCGGTACCGGACTTGACCGCGTAAGCCCCACCCTTCGGGTTCTCGTACAAATCTTTGGCGATACCCCGCGCCGTCACGCTCGGCAGGCGCGGCATGTTGAACCGCATGTCCTTAAACAGATTCCCCTGCGCCTCTAGCTCGGGCGACGGCGGGGTTATTTTACCCGTCAGCGGGTCCTTGATTTCGTAGTATTCGGCGAACTCCTTCTCGATCTGGGCAGAGATAGTCGGGTCTTTATTTGCCCCACCGGTCGGCTTCATCGACCGCAGCACGTCGTTGACGTAACGTCGGGTGATCTCGTCCTGGGCGGTCTCGCGCTTCAGCGGAATGTCGACCGTCTCGGCCTTCAGTTTTTCAGTCTCGGCTGATCTGTGCTCGATCTCGGAGTTGAGCTTCTGCCCCTCGCGCACGTTCTTCTGGTACGCCATCGGGTCTTGGGTGAGCTGCATCAGGCTCATGATGCGCGCCTGATCCATCAATATCGGCGCGCCGACCGGCTGCCCGGTCGCCTCGTTGTACCGCTGCGCGATGATGCCCTGCGGGGTGACGTGGACCCGGGCCTGCCCGCCGTCGGGCGTCGCCCAATAGGCCAGCGCCAGCTCCTTCGCCGCACCCACCATGTCGCCTGCGCCCAAGAGACTATGCGCCCGCATCAGCGCCTGGTTGGCCCCGACATGCTGCATCTGGAACAGCATCTCGCGGGCCTTCTGGGCGCCCTCCATGTCGCCGGCCCGGATAAACCCGGTGACCATCTTCCCCTCGGCGTACCGCCAGCCGTCGTTACTGGTCATGCCGCGCGGCAGATTGTCGTTCTGGTAGCGGTAGTAAATTCTAGGGTCGCCCGCCTGGGCCGACGCAACCATTGCCTGGGCGCCGGCGCGCGGCTGATAGGTGCCGTTATCGGTGAGCTTATCCTGCGACTCGGTGCCAGGTTTCGCGTTGGGGCCGCCGATTGCCTGTTGGACAAAATTCATATCGACTGGCGGCAGGTGCTCGCGCTGCTGCTCCGGCGTGTGCCGCGACAGCTCGTTGGTCCGGTCGACGCCAACCCGGTAGGCGAGGATCGAGGACGGAGTCCGCGGGCCGAACTCGTCGCGCGTCTCGCGGAACTTCAAGGCGCCCATCATCAGGTTGGTCGCCGGGTTCATCGGGTCGGCATTGGCGAAAGCCTGCCCGTAAGCGCTGTTTTTGAAACTCGCTATGTCGGCGTCGGTCAGCCCGGCCATCCCCTTTCGGCCGCCCTCGTTGTAGTTCGGGTCGAGCTTGCTGGTGGCGTAGAGAAGGTTGGCGTAGTCCCACGACCCGACCCCGGCTGCGGTCGCCGCCTGCACGATCTGGTCGTGCAGCGCCGGGTTGGATTTTTCCAGCTGCACCAGAAAGGTCGGGTCGATGCTGGCTTTTGGGGTCGCGTTCGGCGGCGCCTTGGGCGCGCCGGTCGCCGACTTCGGAGTGCCGGTCGCTCCCTTCACCACGTACCGCTCCTTCGTCGGCGTCGTGTCGGCTTTGATCAGCGGGGGCTCGGGTTTCGGCGTCGATGCCGTTTCCGGCGTGCTGCTGGAAACCGTAGCACTAGGTTCCTCAAGCCCCGAACTGACGCGCTCAGCCTGAGACCCGGCCGAAAGGGCGTTACCGACAGCATCAGCCGCACGCTTAGCAGCTCTACCGATGCCGGTAACTATCTCCTCCGAATTAGGCGTAGCACGGGCAATATCGCCGGGGCTTAGCGCCTGCCCCGGCCCGACATTGCTGAAGGGGGTGGGCGTCTCAGGCGATGGCGGCAAGGTACCCAGCGCGGACCGTGCCATCGACGGATCTATCGGTCCCTGCGCCTCCGGCGAAACCTCGCGCGGCGGCGGTTGCGGCGGTGGGGTAGGCGCCGCCATCGGCAGCACGCCTAACGCAGACCGCGCTTGCGCGTGGTCTGGTAAGTCCGGCGACGTAGGCGGGGGCGGCGCCGGCGGCGCCGCTAACGGTATCCGCTCACCAGCTGCAACTGCTTGCCGGGCGCGCTGCTCAGCAAGAAGCTGATCGACAGCTTGGGTTGCAGCCGCTCGCTCGTCATAAGGGCTATAGGGATCGTCGTCGAGTGCCGGCATTA